TCACATAGTATGAATTTTGTGAAAGAGTGTATTGAGAATGGAGGTAGTATTCATCCACTGGTAACAGATTCTTCTATTCTTAAAGGACCTTCTCTAACAAATCCTTCGATTTATTTGGATGGGGATAAGATTCTAGTAAATCTAAGAAATATTAACTATACATTATATCATTCTGAGAAGAAGACCTATGAACATCCATGGGGTCCTTTAGTTTATATTCATCCAGAAAATGATTGGAAGCTTCGCACAAAGAATATTCTGTGTGAGTATGATTCTAATATGAATCCAGTATGGCAAAGACATATTGATACATCAGACTTCCCTGATAAAGAACTTTGGGATTTTGTAGGTCTTGAAGACTCTAGAATTTTCCGTTGGGATGGAAGACTTTTTATGTGTGGTGTCAGAAGAGATCTAGACACTATTGGTACTGGTAGAATGGAACTATCAGAGATTGAGATTGGTCCTGATTATGTGAAAGAGATTGCTCAATATCGTATTCCTACACCAGGTAATAGGGAATCTTATTGCGAAAAAAACTGGATGCCTATTGTTGATATGCCATGGCATTTTGTTAAGTGGACTAATGGTACAGAAGTTGTAAGATATGATATTGAAACCAATACAACTGAGACAGTAGTTATTACTGATTGGAAAGATATTGGTTGTATTGATCTAAGAGGAGGATCTCAGGTTCTTCCTTTTGGTGACGGTAAACATATTACACTTTGCCATGAAACATACTTAACCAAAAGTGAACAAGATCGTAAAGATGGTATCTATAGACATAGATTTATTGTTTGGGATAAGAACTGGCAGATTGAAACAGTGTCTAAACAGTTTTCTTTTATGGAAGCAGAGATTGAGTTTGCTGTTGGTATGTGTGAATATGGTGATGATTATTTGATTACATTTGGATTCCAAGATAACGCTGCTTATCTTTTAAGAATGAATATTGATTATGTCAAAAAGTTTATCTATGGTGAAACATGATTCTAACATTTAACAATATTACTACAAAATATGATATGAATATTAATGGAGTTATTCACGTAGGAGCTCATCATGGAGAAGAGATTCCTTTATATATCAATAATGGGATTAAAAATATTGTCTTGTTTGAACCAGTAGAAAGAAACTTTGATATTGTTGCTAAACATGCAGCAAACTACGATGCAAATATTTTAGGATATCAAGTTGCTTTAGGTAGTGAACGTAAAACAGTTGATATGTATTTAAGCAGTAATATGTGTGAGAGTAGTTCTATCCTCAAACCTAAAGAACATCTCAATTTATATCCAGACATTACATTTAATGAAACTGAAACTATTGAAGTAAAGTTATTAGATGATTATAACTTTACAAAGTATAACTTTTTAAATATGGATGTACAGGGATATGAACTTGAGGTTCTAAAAGGTGCTAAAAACACTTTAAATCATATTGATTATGTTTACTGTGAAGTTAATCGTGCAGAGATATATGAGAACAACGCATATATAGAAGACATCGATAAGTTTTTGTCACAGTATTCATTTGAAAGAACTGAAACTAACTGGTGGCAAGATCATGATTGGGGTGATGCCCTTTATATAAAACAGGAGAATTGACTACAATGACAACAACTACGACTACTACAGTAGATATTAATCTAGAAACCCTTTACAAGTATTATCAGTATTGGGATGAATCGCATCAATGGTTAAAAGATTTTATTAATGAAAGGTCGGACGAAATTAAGACAGGAGTAGAAATTGGAGTTGCTTTCGGATCTAATATGAAAATGCTATTAGATGAAACATCTTTAACTAAACTCTGGGGTGTAGATACTTATTCTGAAGCAGCATGGAATGTTGGTGATCTTCTGAATGTTCATGAAGAGTTTGGATCTTTTGAAGGTTTATATCAACATATCCTTGCAATGCTGAAACCATACGGAACTAGAGCAAAAATTGTTCGTATGACATCTGAAGCAGGATCAAAGAAGTTTAAGAATGAAAGTCTAGATTTTGTTTTTATTGATGGCGATCATTTTGATCTTGAGAATGATCTAAAGTACTGGGAAAGAAAGGTTCGTGATGGTGGATACATCATGGGTCATGATTGGAATCATCCTTCATTTGGAAATATTACTTCCTTCCTAAGAAATCATTATGATGAAGATCAACTTGTTGGTGTTGATGGTCCAGTCCACATTTGGTATGTAAAGAAAGGAGCATTTATGTGATATGAGTATTGATTATCGTAAGTGTATTGAAACAGTTCCATATCTTCCACCTAATCCGATTGTATTTGATGTTGGGTGTAACATCAATAAAATTGTAGAAGAAGATAATGCGGTATGGATTGAAAACTGGAATGATGATTTTACTTTATTATTTCTAGATAGATTTCAAGACGCTAAATGCTATGCTGTAGAACCTTTGCATTGGCAAGAGTTTGAAAATAGATGGGGAGATGATGAAAGAGTTGAGTTAATAAAACTTGCTCTTTCAGATAAAAATGGACAAGAGTTTATTTTCTATCCAGGAGATCGTCACGTCTTATCAAGTTTTTATATGCAAGATGATTTTTTGGGAGAACCATTACATACTGAAAAAGTAGAATGCAAAACCCTTGACACTTTATGTAAAGAACTATCTTTAGATCATATTGATTATTTAAAAATAGATGCTGAAGGTGCTGAGTTAAAAATCATTCAAGGAGCTAAAAATCTTTTGATGAGACATAATATCAAGTACGTTCAGTTTGAGTATGGACTTCCAGATGAAAACATTCCCTCTGCACATGAAGTTTCAAGATCGTTAAAATATTGTGGTTACGAAGAAGTTTTAACTTCTGGTAGAGAACAACTGTGGACACATAGAGAGTATTATGATTTATAACCTATCTCCTACTTGCCAGATACCTGATCTTGATCAGATCTATCTAAAATATTTTGGATCAAAAAAAGGAACTTTTGTAGAAGTTGGTGCTTTTGATGGTGAATCTGTATCTAATACTTCTTGTCTTGCTGATGCTGGATGGAAAGGATTTTATATTGAACCAGTAAAAGAGCACTTTGAACAATGTGTTAATAGGCATAAAAATAATAAAAAGATTAAAGTATCTAACTATGCTATTGGAACAGAAGTAGGATATAAACCAGTTTATTGTTCTGGAATAGTGTCAACTTTAGATAAAGAACAGGCTGACATTGTTTCTTCAATGCATCTATTTGGTTATCCTCAGTTTACAGAATCAGAATGTAAACAAGTTAGGTTAGATAGTTATATGCAAATGGCAGATGTTCCTAAAAACTTTGAGTTGTTAGTTGTTGATGTTGAGGGAAGAGAGGAGGATGTTTTTAAATCTTTTAGACTTGATTTGTGGAAACCAAAGATGATGATCATTGAACTTGTTGATGATCATTCTTATTTCCAAGAGAATGTAAAACTAATAACATCATGTCGAAAGTTGAGAGAATATATAAACACTGTGGGATATACTGAAGTATATCGTGATCATATAAACACAATCTTTGTTTCAAATGACAATATCATTAGCAATACCAACCTATAATAGTTCTCAATATCTTTGGGATTGTATTGGACCTGCCATTGATAGCGATATTATATCTGAGATTGTTATCCATGATGACAGATCTTCTGATGCAGAATATTTTAATCTTATTGAAACGATTTCAAAAATCGATACTAATAAGATAAAGTTATATCGTGGTTCTAAAAATGAAAAAGCATATATTAACAAATATCTTGCCGTATCAAAATGTAAAAATGATTGGGTTTATCTTATAGATAGCGATAACTGGTTTGATAAATCAATATTAGATGTTATAAAAAATATAGATTTTTCAAAAGAAGATACTTGTTATCATATAAAAGAACTTCATATGACTGATGGAAATATTGTTAAGTTTGATTATAAAAATAACTTTATAGATCTTTCAGTAGCAAAGAAAAATATCCAAGAAGGTACTAACTATATTAACTGGTTATTAAATACTGGTAACTTTATTGTAAATAAAAATAGTTATATTGATTCTCAACAGAGTGCTGTTCAAAGTTTAAGGAGAGGTGGTAAGAAGTTTAAAGATCCAAAAGGTGCTGATGTTTTATTGTTTTCTTATTGTTGGTTGAGATATAAAAATACATTTACTATTCTAGATGGATTCTATCATCACCATAGAATAAGACCAGGAAACTATTTTGTTCAAGAGTTGGATTATAATATGCAACTAACTAGAGAATATATGAATAAGATATTAGAACTATGATTACATTTCCACATATAGGATTTATTGGAAGACTTGGAAATCAAATGTTCCAATATGCTGCCTTGGTAGGCATAGCGGATAACTATGGTTTGGATTATGCTTTAGCAAGAAAAAAACTACAGCTCTATGAATGCTTTAATATTGACACAAAAATAGTTTCATTTTATAATAATGAGTTTCATTGTCCAAATAAACTAGATTCTAGTGTTGTAGTTGATGGGCATGTTATTTACATTCCTTCAGAAGAAGAGAATGCGAAGTTCTTATCAACACATTTTGACCAAGAGTTTTTAAATACTAATCATGACAATAAAAGTATCTTAGGATTCTTTCAAAACCATAAATATTTTTCTCATGTCGAAGATAAACTGAGAAAGAAGTTTGTATTTAGAAAAAAATATTCTGATATATCAGAACAGTATTTTTCTCAGATGTTTTCTGATACTGAAGTAATCTCTCTACATATAAGGAGAACGGACTACGTTAACTCACATGTCCTCAATAGTTTAGATATAAATTATTATGAGAAAGCATTGAGTTTTTTCGATAAATCTTTACCTGTTCTAGTATTTTCTGATGATACTGAGTGGTGTGAAGAACAAAAAATATTCCAAGACGATAGGTTTATTATAATAAAAACTAATAATACTTATGTTGATATGTGCTTAATGTCTAAATGTGATTATCATATTATTGCCAACAGTTCTTTTAGTTGGTGGGGTTCTTGGTTAGCAAAAAGTAAAAAAACTATTTCACCTAAGCAGTGGTTTTTACCATACTGCGATTACATCGATTCTGATGGATTAAGATTACCACATTGGATTTCAATATGAATGTCTCATTAATTTGTGCATGTAAAAATCGTTATAATGCACTGAGAGTTTCTTTAAACTCTTGGTTATCTTTTGATGAAATCAAAGAGATTATTATTGTTGATTGGAGTTCCGATGAACCAATCAGTCATCTTACGAAACTGGATAAAAGAATAAAAGTTATAAGAGTCAATGATGAAAAGTACTTTAATCAACCTCAACCATTAAATCTTGCTGCTAGTATTGCTACTGGAGATTATATTCTTAAAGTAGATACTGATTATATTATTAATCCTTACTTTGATTTCTTTGAGTTTTATAAAGTTGATGAAAACTCTTTCTTATGCGGACAAGATGATTATGAATGTAGACATGAGTATTGGGATGAGAATCTAAAAGGGTATGCGATTAACTTCCACAACATGGATGTGGGAGAGTTGATGAAATATTCTCATACTTATAGTCCTTTATTTAAATATTTGACTGGACTATGTTTTGTGAGTAGAGAAAACTTTTGGAAAGTCGGTGGATATGATGAACGCATGGGCAAGTATTATGCCTATGAAGATGATCAAATGACTAAAAGACTCACTATGATGGGTCTAGAGTGCAAAAAACTAACTCAAAACTATAATATTATCCACTTACCACACCCAGATAAGAAGAGATACGAAAACTTTGAGGGGTATGGTGAAGAATCTGATGATAATAATATTGAAAATGTAAAACGAAGGATTGCTAATCCTAATACAAGTGAGTCTGACCGTTGGAATCTTGAATATCTTCTAGCAAAAATGAATGTAGAGGAAAATGAGAAAAGATTTTCTGACTTAAATCACTATTATATTGATAGGATATATAAATGGGATGTGATGAACATTGATGACCAAAACTATGTTGCTACTAGAAAAGAAAAAATGAAAAAGTTATCAGAACTCAGTAGTGTTTCTTATGTTAGTTTAGAAGAAAGTGTAGAACGACGTAAAAAACTTGATGAATCTCTTAAAGCCCATGGAGTTACAAACATCAGACCATTGATCTCAAAAAGATTTGCAGAGTGTGATGACGTAGTTACGGGTGAGTATGTTCACACATTAAATGATGGTACAAAGGGGTGTTGTGTTTCTCATTTAAAATCTATTTTAAAGTGGTATTATGAAACTGAGGAAGAGTATGGTTTCTTTTGTGAAGATGATCTAAGTCTTGATACTGTTGATTACTGGAACTTTACTTGGAAACAGTTTGTTGATGCACTTCCAGAAGATTGGGGATGTGTTCAAATGCTTCCTATTCGTGGTGACTTTGAAGATATTAAAATCCGAGATAGATACTGGGATGATTGGTCAGTTACTGCATATATTATTAAAAGAGACTATGCAAAATACATTATAGATACTTATATCGTTGACGGCACATATCATCTTGAACTAGATAATGGAGTTCAACCACTTATTGAAAATATTCTTTATACTAATGCTGGAAAAGTTTATACTATTCCAATGTTTGTAGAGGATGTTCGCTTTACTTCTACTTTTGAAGGTGGAGATGGAGATGTAAAAGATGGTCAGAAACGTAATCACTATTATACTTACGACTATGTTATAAACTGGTGGAAAGATAATGGTTCTAACAGAACAGTTGAGGAACTTATGGGAAAATCATTTGAAGTTAAAGAACAACAAATAGAAGAGATTAGAAAAGAAATAGAAGAAGAGATGAGAGTTGCTTCTGAGTTTGTTGTAAATGAGAAAGATCTTCTTTTAACAGATGTTTCCAATGCAAATCTAAATGATTTACTTTTAGAGTATGCATTGGACACCGAGAATCCAGTGAAAAACTTTAACATTGGCATGTGGTATGAGCATTACCGACATAATGCTCCAGCATTATCATTCTTCTTGAGATGTGCTGAGCGAACAGATAATCTTGACCTTGCTTATGAGGCACTGATCCATGCTTCCAATGCTTATGACAGACAAGGAACGAGGGATCAAACAGCAAAAGGACTTCTTCAACAAGCACTTTGTATTCATCCTAAAAGACCAGAAGCATACTATTTGTTAGCTAAGTTCTCTGAAAAGCGTCAGTGGTGGCAAGATTGTTATATCTTTGCTCATTGGGCAATTGAGTTTTGTGACTTTGATTGTGAACCATTGAAGACTGATGTTGAATATCCTGGTAAGTATGGTCTTCTCTTTCAGAAGCAACTTGCTGCATGGTGGTGGGGTAAAGGAGATGAATCCAGATCCCTTCTTCAAGACATGAAGAATAACTATGAGATGGATGATCGCCATTATGATATGGTTGGTAATAATCTAATGAGAATGGGATCAGGACATATTCCAGAAGAGGTTATTAAATATCAGAAGAGAAAGCATGATAGATTGAAGTTTAAGTTCCCTGGATCAGAAATGATTGAAAAAAATTATTCGCAAGCATTCCAGGACATGTTTATTCTTGCTGCAACTCAAGGTAAAACGAATGGACTTTATCTTGAAATAGGTGCTCAGCAACCTTTCTATCAAAATAATACTGCTCTTCTTGAGACTAAATATGAATGGGATGGTATTTCTATTGAGATTCTTCCTGATTTGTGTGCTCAATTTTCGAGGGAGCGCAAAAATCAGATCATTTGCAAAGATGCAACAACTATCGATTATTTGAAGTTGCTTAATAACTTTGATAAAGGAACTGATTTTGATTATCTTCAACTAGATGTTGAACCATCTAAGACTACTTTTGAATGCTTGTTAGCAATGCCATTCGAGAAGTATAGGTTTGGCATCATTACATATGAACATGATCATTATGTTGATATGACAGGATCTTATCGTGATAAGTCTAGGAAATATCTTAAGTTAATGGGATATGAAATGTTAGTTGCTAATGTTTCTCCAAACGATAACAGTCCTTTTGAGGATTGGTGGTATCATCCTGATCTTATTAATCCAGAAGTAGTTAATAAGATGAAGTCCGTATCAAATGAAACTGTTAATGTTGTTAAGTATATGTTTACCGATTAAAAACTTGTATGTACAAATACCAAATAAGCAGAGTTCTTGAGGTATTTGATGGATCTTCATTTGAAGCAGTTATAGATTTGGGTATGGGAGTCTATCTCAAGAAAGTTATATATTTGTCTGGAATAGATTCTCCAGACCCAAAGTCTACTGACCGAGAGACAAAGTTTTATGCATATAATGCTACGAATAAACTTCGTCATTACATAAAAGATGATTTAGTTGGAACACTATATGTGGAGGTCATTGATTATCATGATGACTGTGTGTGGGGTTATATCTACACAGAACAGTTTGATCATTCGATAAATAAACAAATGTATTTAATGGGATATGTTTGGGACAATGGAATCGATTTATCTAAGGAAGAACTTCCAAAAATAAGAGAACTTTTTGTTCTCAGTACACCACCTAAAAAGTATACGGGACTATTATGAGAGACTTACATCCACTTATTCAAGGACTAGCAGATTCTATTCTGGATAGTTGGCAAGAAAACTTCGATCTTCGAGAAGTAGAGATTGTTGATGAGTTTAAACTCATTGAGATGTCTTCTGGGGATGAAGAAGAAGTTTATGTTGAAAACTATGTATGGGAGACTGAAAAGTTTAGAAAGATTCATTTAGAAGTCGCTCAAATGAAATCTGGTCTTGACATTCTCCACACCAATATGTACCCAAGATATCAATATGATATCCCTATCTATGGTGCAGATATTGTTGCGTCAGAAAAAGCAGTTGGTGCAGCAATCGTAGACATTAGCTCTATCAAACCAGATAGGTCTTTGCCACAACAATATGAAATCTTAAACGTCCTCGATACAGAGTTTGAAAAAGATAAAAAGATGCCTGATTGGGGAGATGTATTTTCTGAGTATTGTGTTTTTGTAAGTCCATCCGAAGATGAATATCAAAAGTTTATCAATACTGCGTTTACATATTTAAACTATCATTGTGCTATTGCATATAATACCAAACCTATTTCAGAAAATATTAGAGAGAACTACGAAGGTCATAAGTATTACTGTGATAAGCAAAGGCAAAATACCAAGACCAGAGCTGTATTGAGAAGTATCTTTGGCGAAGAGTTTGCCGATAAATACATCAAAGAAATGTTGTTTGATTACCCAGAGATCTAATGACTGAAGAACCAAGACGCACCGAAGTAATCCACAGTATTAAATATGCTGAGGATGAATATCCAGAACAAGAGGATCAAGAAGTTTCTCCTAAACTAGAAGGTATTGATCTTGATAATACTCAAGAGATTGCTGACTACTACATGACAAAAAGTGGAGTTTTAGATCCAGATGAACTTGATGTTGAGAAAAAAGAAAAAGAACTTAGAGAAGATATTAAACAAGTTGTAGAAAACAAAGAAGACCTCATTGAGTATCTAACAAATCTACACGCTTCTATTGAAGTTATGGAAGAAAGAATCTATGAGTTGGAACTTAAAGCTGAAAAGAAAGAGAAAGCAAACTTGCCGATGAGACCACCTACTTCAGGAGGATCTGCTCTTAAAGGACTCAGCAACCTTCCTTTTGGGATCCTGTGAGGGGGGCTTGACAAGTTTTAAAACATCAAGTATTATAAATAAACATTCATGGAGCACTTGCTTCATGAACTGTAACAAACGAAGGCAAGTCGAGTCTTCTGTCATCTGTGGGTATACAACTCTACAAGTAAAAATAGGTAATTAAAATGATTAAATCCGCTTTCGCAGCCCTTGCTGCTGCTCCCCTTTTCGCTGGCGCTGCTATGGCAGGTCCTTACGTTAACGTCGAAACCAATGCTGGTTGGACTGGCTCGAACTACAATGGTGCTGCTACCGATCTCCACATTGGCTACGAAGGTGCCCTTGGTGAGCGTACTTCCTACTACGTTCAAGGTGGTGCTACCCTAGTGACTCCTGATGGTGGTGATGCTGACACCGTTCCTTCTGGTAAGGCAGGTCTTGGTTTCGCTGCTACCGAGCAACTCGGTTTCTATGGTGAAGTCTCCTTCGTCGGTTCTGGCGATAGCGACATCGACCGTGGTTATGGTGCTAAGGCAGGTGTGAAGTACAGCTTCTGATCTAAAGATTAGATAAAACTATTGGGGACTCTCTGAGTCCCCTTTTTACTATGAAGTATTTTTTTCATCCCCTTACTTTGATTAATCTGCTTATATGTGGATTCTTAGGAATCGTGCAAATAATACATACTCATACCCATTATCAAATGGATGTAGACGCAGATTCATATGTTCATAATTTTTTGAAAAAAAATCCAGACTACTGTAAGTAATAATACTTAGTTTGTCATGATACACTAACAGAGAATCTTGACATATTCTCTTTTGTACTATATACTATGTAAAGTTTTATTACAAACTGTAACATGACTGTAACAACTAATGAGTATGGACAACAAAACATGTGGGCTGTCGAACCCCAAATGGTTGTTGAGGACTACAATAAGAAGGGTCTTCTTTCTCCCTGGCAACAGAAGGAGATGTACAATGGTCGCTGGGCAATGATGGGTCTCATCATGGGATTCGTTGCTTATGCCATTAACGGCAAGTTCTTCTTTGGTATCTTCTGAGACTTGACAATGACCGAACTTTTCTTTACAATCATTAGTATAGCATTCTTCGTAATGCTTGCTAAATCTATCGAAAAACTTTCAGAAACATACTAATGGCATTTACTATCACTCTTCGTTTACCAGACGGCACTGAAAATATTATTCAATGTGAGGATGATCAATACATCCTTGATGCTGCTGAAGATGCAGATGTTGAAATGAACTATTCATGCCGTGCAGGTGCCTGCTCTTCTTGTGCAGGTAAGATTGTAAGCGGTACTGTTGATCAAGGAGACCAGTCTTTTCTAGATGATGAACAGATTGAATCCGGGTTTGTCCTAACCTGTGTTGCATATCCTACTTCTGACTGTGTTATTGAAACAGAAAAAGAAGAAGAACTGTTCTGATTATGCCTAATAAGTTTTATCTTTTCTCTAAAAAATCATGCGGTCCATGCGCTCTAGTTGAAAAATACTTTAATAATATTAAAGTAGATACTAGCATGATCGAAAAAATTGATTTAGAAGATTTTAGTGATACTCCTATTCCACAGGAAAATCTAAATCTTGCTAAAAAATATGGTGTAACCGCAACACCTGTATTAGTTATTACTGACAGTGAAGGTAATAAACTTGTACAATATATTGGGGGTATGGGAATCACACAAAATATTAGATCTGCTGTAGAAACATATGCCCAACCCAAATCAACTGTATGAAGACATGCAAAAACTAAATGCTCTATATGAAGAGCTCTGTTGGGAGCACGATGATGAACTAGTTTTCACTCACGAAAACGGCAGAGTTATTATTTACAACAAACGATTGGAGGAAAAACAATGAAGTTTGGATTTACACCTGAGGCAGAGATCCTCAACGCTCGTGCTGCTATGATTGGATTCGTTGCAGCAGTTGGATCATATCTTACTACTGGACAAATCATTCCAGGAGTCTGGTGATGCTACTCCTGGTAACCATGATGCATGGTTCCAGTTCCAACAACTTAACATACTAAATAAACTTTAGTGAAAGGAGGGGATTAATCCTCTCTTTTGTTTTAATCTGACATGTTCTTTTTTACGTGTTATAGAGCTACCCTAAAGAGGTAGATGTAGAGTTCTATTATTTACATGCTAAACAAAATTCTTTCCCTCGCATTAATCAATGTTGTTCCAGCAGCTTGTGCTTATCCAAGTATTAATGAGATCAAAAATCCACCTGCTCTCACGATAGAACCTGTGGTTGGTTTGGTTGATACCGAGAAAGTGGTTGAAATCGAAGTAGTTGAAAAATCTTGGAAGTGTCCTGGATGTAATGACAATGAAAAGTATGTCCTTGAAAAACTCCAAGAGAAAACCCGAATCTCAGATCGTAATGCATTGGCAACGATCATGGGAAATATTAAATCAGAAAGTAACTTCATTCCCAATATTTGTGAGGGAGGTGCTAGAGTTCCTTACGATCGTTGCTATAGCGGTGGTTACGGACTCATTCAGTGGACCAGTCTAGGTCGCTATAATAACCTTAGTAAGTTCTGTAATAAGTATGATTGCGACCCTAGCAGTTTGGAAGGACAGACACGATACATGATTAATGAGAGTGTTTTCCAACGGTATCTGCCCGAGTTCGAAGGTGGTGGTCAAACTGTTGCTCAGTACATGGTTCCTGCTTACTATTGGTTGGGATGGGGAATCAAAGGATATCGTGAGCAGTATGCTTACGATTATACTAAGAAGATGATTTATGTGTGATAAATAATGGTAAATGATTTATTCCTATGACTAAACTATTCTCCGTTCTTTTGGCAGGGTTAGCAATAACATCCCCAACAGCATTAGCTAAAGAAAAAGGATTTAAAGCATTCAATACTATGGGTTCTATGGGTTGCATGATTTTACGAGAATGCACCGACAATGTTAGACAAATCCGAAGTATCGAAGATATTAAATCTGCTTATCCTGATTCTGATTATTCTGCTGTTGAGTATGAGTTTAACCAAATGCTTTTATCCCTTAATAAGATCGGAGTTATGGTTTTTCTAGGTGATCAAAAATATTTTCCTGTCGAAAATAGAGGTGTATATCATACAGTAAGTAATAACTTTTTTTTAAATGATGCTTTTATGCATCGTCAATCAACACTTATGTCGGTCATTCGTCATGAAGGTTGGCACTCCGCTCAAGATTGTATGGCAGGAACCATTGATAATAGTATGATTGCTATTATTAAACCAGAAGAAGACGTTCCTCCAATCTGGCGTGAGATTACAGAAAAGACTTATCCAAAATCTGCCGTGCCATGGGAAGCAGAAGCAATGTGGGCAGGTAAAACTGAAGGCATGACCATGAAAGCATTAGAGTCATGTGCTAGGGGCACTATGTGGACAGATTATGAACCGACACCACTTACAGAAAAGTGGTTAAAAGAGAATGGTTTTATTAAATAAATAATCATGAAATCTTTACTAAGGTCTATGCTTCCTAAAAAAATAAAAGATGGGAATGATGATGATGAGTTTGATTGGAGAGAAGAAGGTATATCAAGTCTAGTTCGACTCATTGTTTTAGTATGGACTGGAGCGATACTGACACTTAACTATGTTTCTATTCCAGGTATTCCACAACAAAAAATTGATCCTACATTTATTGCCAGTGTCTTTACTGGAACTTTAGCTACTTTTGGGGTGACTCCATCCAAGTCTAATAGTAATAATAATGGTAATGGAAATACTAAACCAGTACAAACTCTTAAGAAAAAAGAAGAAGAGATTAGTAAGTGAACTTATTGCTTCGTCCTTTATCTGATATTAATAATCCTACTTGGAGTGTTATTATATCTCTATTGATATTATTGTTTGGAGTAGCTTATTACATATATACAATAATGAGATTAGCATACCAGGAGTTAGAAGATGGGGGCATTGAAACCACCGAGCAGGAAGAGCTGCTACAACTTCCGAGTGACGGAGATCAATAGGGTTCTTGATGGAGATACTATTGATGTTACTATTGACTTGGGGTTTGACCTCTATAAGAAAGAAAGAGTTAGAGTTGCAGGAGTTGATACACCAGAGAAGCGAACCAAAAACTTAGAGGAGAAAGCACTTGGAATCGACGCAACCAACTGGCTCAAAGAAAAACTCGAAGGCACGTTGGCTGGTGATGATGAGTTGTCTGTTAGGACTGAACTTGTTGGTGGCACTGGCAAATACGGGCGTCTTCTGGGTTGGCTTTACATTGGGGACGACAGTGTGTCCCTTAACGAGCAAATGATTGCCGAAGGACTAGCGTGGGCATACGATGGTGGTACTAAACAAAAAGATTTTGAAGAACTTCGTGAGATACGCAGGATGTTAGGAACTCTTGTAGAGTAATGAATACTGCACAGAGAATAGCAGAACCAGATGGTATAACTATTCGTAAAGAGTTTAGAGTTATACCCCAACCAGAAACACAAATACAAATAGATAAACAAGTAATTGATAGAACTGTTAATCCAGATGGTTCTGTTACAACGGTAGAAATATGTGATGGTGCTCTAGAAATAGGACCAATGAAAACGTGTTTAAATGAATTTGGTCCTTTACAATCCATTGGTATTGTTGCTGCTATAGCATTTTTGATTATACTTTGGAAAAAACTTAAGTAGGAGAATCAAATGCAAAAAGTAATCAACACAATCGCACTTCTTTCTGGACTTGTATCTTTGTCTGTTCTTGCCTCTGCTGGATATCTTTATGTAAATAAAGATGCTTTACTTGAAGATGCACGTAGACGAGCAACAGAAGCAGTTACAAAAGCGATAGCAGATACTCTTCCTAAAATGATAGATTCTGCAATGCCAGAGATTCCAGAACCTCCTAAGTTTCCAACAGAAACTGGTGGAGTTATACCACAATATAATGTTAAATAATAAATATTTAAAACCAAAAAATATAATGATATTAAAATCTGAGATCAATATTGATGTCTAAAAAAATAAAGTCACCTAAAGAATTATTTGAACAAAAGAGGCAGGATCTTTTAGATAGATTGAACAGCCAAAAAATAATGGAAGAAGAATCTCTTAAAAATAAAGAGATATCTAGGAGAGTATTGAGTCCAAGAATATTATTTGGTGACCAGGATATAGTTGAAGAACCCATACGAAAGGATGTAGTTGTAGAAGAGATACAGGAAGAAGATTTTGAGGAGAAGTTTAATCTTCTTCTCAGCGATGTAGATTACCTAAAAGAATGTATTGATTCTGATAAAAAATACGGTAAGGAAATAAAGTTCTTAAAAAGATCTATTGATAACTTTAAGAAAGAAATTGACGAAGAAGAAAAGTTTGATGCAACTTACATTTATAGAAATATTTGTGATTTAAAAGAGACTATTGAAAATATTAGAAATGAAATCCCAGAAGTTCCAGAACCTATTAGATATGATAATGATTTAAATGAACTTAGAAATGTTATTATAGAAGTAAAAAAATCTATTCCAGAAGTTCCAGAAGTAAAATATTATGATGATCAGATTGATGAGTTATTAAACAGTATAAAAGATGTTAGGAGTCAAGTAGAAAATCTACCAGAAGTAAAGTATTATGATTATCAACTAACTAAGATTGAAGAAAAGATTGAAGAAGTTAATAAATGTATTCCTGTAGTACCTGAAATAAAATATTATGATGATGATATAACCTATCTTGAAGATAAAGTTGATTCTGTTAAAAAATCTATACCTGTAGTGCCTGAAGTAAGATACTATGATGGTGAGATCGAACTCATTGAAAACCAGATAGAAAATCTAAAGAAAAGTATTGATACTTTACCTGAGGTAAAGTACTATGATTCTGATATAAAGTCGTTGTTAGAAAAGATTGGTCATCTTAAATCTTCTCTTTTAGATTTACCCGAACCCAAATACTATGACGATGAAATAAAATCTTTAGATTTCAAACTAAAAGAAATCAAAGAGTCTATTCCAAAACCTCAGGTTATTCCTGAAGTAAAATACTATGATGATGAAATCCGTACATTACAATCTGATGTTAATGATTTATTTAAAAAAGTTTCTTTGATTAAAATAACTGATGGAAAACAGATTGAAAAACTTCAAGATGATTATCAAAAAAATAATGAAATATTAAATGAAAAGATTAAAAACTTAGAAGAAATCTTTGAGTACTTTAATAAGTCTCAAGAAGAGGCACTAAATGAAGAGCTTGCTGAACCTCCTGAGACAAAAAATAGTGATCCATTAACTCCATTAAACCAAGAGTTCGTAACATTCAAGCAACTGCAAGATCATTACAGAACTTTTATCAATAGGATTCAACAACAAATATCTACACTAGGAGGTGGCGGTGAAACGCAACTGAAATATTTGGATGATATTGTTGGCATTTCATCTAATCCAGAAGCATACGATGGTAAATATCTAAAATATAATCATGCTATTCGTAAGTTTGAGTTTAGTACTATTGTTGGTGAATCGGGAGACTTTACTGGAACATTGACGGGTCTATTTGATGTTGATGAAACTGGATTGACTGATGGAGACATAATAGTTTACAATGCATCTTCAGAAAAGTTTGTATTTATTTCACCATCTACGCTTGGCATTAATGTGGATGCTAACCCAGATCCTAATATTGACGACTATGGAACTTATAACTAGGTATAAATAAGATAGATATAATTCATAAGAGACTATTTTACCATGGCAAATAGATTACAACTCAAAAGAGGTACAGGAGTCCCTGGAAGTATTTTTTATGAGGGAGAACCAGTATTAGATTTATCTGATAAATCACTATATGTCGGTGATAGCGATGGCAATGGTACAGGTGCTGGAACATCTATTGCCAATGCTGAAACATTCTTAGCAAGTCTTCAGATCCTTTCTAGAGCAACGACTGCTGGTCCAGGTGCTGTTAATTTTTATGAGGATGCAGATAACGGAACTAACAGAGTTAGTTTGATTGCTCCTGCCACACTGGCATCTGATCTGGATCTCACACTTCCAGCAACTGATGGATCTGCATCTCAGGTTCTGGCAACAGATGGATTAGGTAATCTTTCATTCATTGATGCTGTCGCATCTTTGTCGGTCGGTGCAGATAGTGGAACTAATGACTCAGTTTCTCTTCTGTCAGATGTTCTCACATTTACTGGTGGTGAAGGTATTGACACCACAGTAACTGATAACACCATTACTATTGCTGGAGAAGATGCTACTGATGCAAATAAAGGTATTGCATCATTCTCCGATACTACTGACTTCAGTGTATCTTCAGGTGATGTATCTCTTGCAGATACAGTTGTCAAGACCGTAACCACTGATAGTGGTGCTCTGACTCCTTCTTCACATGGATTCAGTGTTCTAGGTGGCGAGGGTATGAATGTTACCCATACTGGAACAACCATTACTGTAGCTGGTGAAGACGCTACTGATGCAAATAAAGGTATTGCATCATTCGATTCTGGTGACTTTGTTGTTACATCTGGTGCGGTTGCTCTTGGTGCAACTTTTGTTCACTCAGTAACAACTGATTCTGGTGAACTAACTCCATCAAACCATACATATTCCATTCTTGGTGGTGAAGGTATGGATGTTACTCATACTGGAACGACTATTACTGTTGCTGGTGAAGATGCTAGTGACAGCAACAAGGGTGTTGCTTCATTCGATTCTGGTGACTTCTCTGTTTCTTCTGGTAACGTAACTCTTGCAGACAGTGCTGATGGTGCTGTACTTGCAGTCAGTGGAACTACAAACGAAGTAGAAGTATCCAGATCAAATGGAACTGTAACCATTGGTCTTCCTAATGATGTAACTATTGGAAATGATCTGACTGTTTCTGGTAATCTTCGAGTTATTGGTACTGCAGTAACATTCAGCGCAGAGACCACAAAAATTGAAGATAGATTAATCGAACTCGGTCTTGTTAATGGTGCAGCACCAAGTTCTGCTACTACATGGGATACTGGTATTGCATTCAACTATCATGCAACTAGTGCTAAGAAGTCGGCACTTGTATGGTTGAATAATCAGTTTATGGTTGCTGCTTCTGAGATTTCTGAATCTTCAGATGCTGGAACTGCCGATCCTCAAATTTCTATCACATCATTTGCTCCATTGGCATCTAATGGACTCTACATTGGTGGAATCACTGCTGGAGATGAAGTCATAAATAGTTCCAAAGAGGCAGTGAACCTTATTTTTGATGGAGGAACTTATAGCTAATGAACTTTGAAGTTGAGTACACTGATATCATTAGAGCATATCAGGCGAGAACCACTGATTTTTTAAATCAACTGATTACTGCAGAGGCAAAACTTCATGCCTCTGCAGATTATATTAATAAACTAGAACAAAGAACTAAAGAGTTGGAAGCAGAAAACCAAAAACTTTCTACTGCAAAACCAACAAGAACTAAAAAGACGGAATCAAAAACTGATACTGTAATCGATTATAACTGAAAAAATATTATCTTTTAATAATGGCAAACATACTAAAACCAAAAAGATCTGGCGTAGCATCTTCTATACCAACAACCAGTAATCTTTCTGACGGAGAAATCGCTATAAACAGTGCAGATAAAAAAATATATCTCCGTGATGGACTTAATATTTTAACCATCGCAAACAAGTCGATTAGTACATACGGTATTCAATATAATTTTGATACCGCTACTACATCTTCAGATCCTGGAACTGGTGGACTCAAGTTTAATTTTGCAGTCACTAGTGGTACTTCAGGAAATTCTTATGAAGCATATGTGAGTGAGAGCGATAGTAATAGTGTCGGTATCATTGGTATCCTAGATACTCTTACAGAATCTACTAATGATAAGAAGGCACTCATTGTTCTTTATAAAGAGGATGATCAATCAGTAAACTTTAAGTTTTACGTAACTGGTCAAACTGATAATGGTAATTATAGGACCCTAAATATTGAATACATTGATCGTGATGGGTGGAATCAGGTGTCCGATGGTGACCAAGTATTTTTCTGCATCTCTCTAATTGGTGACAAAGGAGATGCTGGTGTTGTTCTTACATCTCCAAATGGAACCCAGTATCGCCTTGTCGTTGATAACTCTGGGAATTTGACGACAACATTGGCATAAGGCAGGCAGGGGGAGTTGACCCCCCTTTTTTATGCCCTATAATAAGCAGGTCTTCGGGACATCCCCAAATCAAATCTCCAAGAGGGGTTGACAAGGGCGAAAAACCGTAGTAACATAAATACATCAACACGTTAAGGAATGTAACGTTTCTTAAATCGTTGTAAACACTTGCTGAAAACGGACTAATCTCCTTACCGAGGCTAAGCAAGTAAAATATGCCTCTCATATCCTGGACTGAGGGTGTCTAGGAAATAAGTACCTCCACCATTTCCCTGATGGATCTACTTAACGTACATTTCAATGACTACTCTTTCACAACAACGACAATCAAATACTTGGGAACAGTTTTGCAACTGGGTTACCTGCACCGATAACCGTCTTTATGTCGGTTGGTTTGGAGTCCTCATGATTCCTTGCCTACTTGCTGCCACTACCTGTTTCATTATTGCCTTCATTGCTGCACCTCCTGTTGACATTGATGGCATTCGTGAACCAGTTGCTGGTTCACTTCTCTACGGTAACAACATTATCTCTGGTGCTGTCGTTCCCAGCTCCAATGCTATCGGTCTACACTTCTACCCCATCTGGGAAGCTGCTTCTCTAGATGAGTGGCTTTACAACGGTGGTCCTTTCCAACTGGTTGTGTTTCACTTTCTCATCGGTATCTATGCTTACATGGGTCGTGAGTGGGAACTCTCCTACCGCCTGGGTATGCGTCCTTGGATTTGTGTTGCATACTCTGCACCTGTTGCTGCTGCATCCGCAGTCTTCCTCGTCTATCCTTTCGGTCAAGGTTCTTTCTCTGACGCCATGCCTTTGGGCATCTCTGGAACCTTCAACTACATGCTTGTCTTCCAAGCAGAGCACAACATTCTGATGCACCCCTTCCACATGCTGGGCGTCGCTGGTGTTTTTGGTGGTTCTCTGTTCAGTGCTATGCACGGTTCGCTTGTTACGTCCTCGCTGGTTCGTGAGACAACTGAAACGGAATCTCAGAACTACGGTTACAAGTTCGGACAAGAAGAAGAGACATACAACATCGTAGCCGCTCATGGTTACTTCGGTCGTTTGATCTTCCAATACGCTTCATTCAACAACTCACGTTCACTGCACTTCTTCCTTGCCGCATGGCCGGTTGTAGGAATCTGGTTCACTGCATTGGGCGTAAGCACCATGGCATTTAACCTCAATGGATTCAACTTCAACCAATCAATCCAGTCCTCCGATGGACACGTCGTTAACACCTGGGCAGACATCCTCAACCGAGCAGGTCTCGGAATGGAAGTCATGCACGAACGTAACGCTCACAACTTCCCGCTCGATCTTGCGTCAACTAGCTCCACACCTGTGGCCCTAGTTGCACCATCTGTCGGTTGAGTTAGTTAGAAAAACTGAATAACAAGAAAGAGACCTTTAGGTCTCTTTTTTATTCAATATTAACCAATCCCCAAACCGTCCACCTCTGCTTGACGGGGGTGGTTTTTTATTGTATAATGACCTCATACAACACAAAAGAATGTTTAATTTTTTCAAAAAGAAACCTCTTATTGGATTAGAACTGGCTGCTAAAGTCAAAGAGCTTGGGCATTTAAGTAAAACTGAGATTGCTATTGCTTGTGGTTACTATCGAGTGGTGGGCGGTGAACCCATAGCACTTTTTACTGATTTTTATACTGCAATTCTAGATTCTAGAGGTATAGATTTAGGACCCCACCGCAAGCTTTCTTACATAGCAACAGTTCAGGGCAACGGCAATCTGCTGATCGGTACGGCATATACGGCTATGATGGGGTTATATCCTGGTGATCATCTTGAAATCAAACTCGGCAAGAATGAGATCACATTGACTCGTATGGGTCCACTAGAGGATCCATGGTTCCCCTAAATATACAAACCAATTCTCAAACTGTCCACCACCTCCTTACGGGGTGGTTTTTTATTATATAATACTCTCATACAAAACAAACACAACATGATCATCAACGGACTCAAAATTAAATCAGGTGCTAACCTTAAGGGTGCTGACCTTACTGGTGCTGACCTTGAGGATGCTAACCTTAGGGGCGCTAACCTTAGGGGCGCTAACCTTAAGGATGCTGTCCTTTATGGTGCTAACCTTGATGGTGCTAACCTTAAGGATGCTGACCTTACTGGTGCTAACCTTAAGGATGCTGTCTTTTATGGTGCTAACCTTGAGGGTGCTAACCTTAGGGGCGCTAACCTTGATGGTGCTGACCTTGAGGTTGCTAACCTTAAGGATGCTGACCTTGAAGGTGCTAACCTTAGGGAGGCTGATCTTTTCGGTGCTAACCTCACTGGTGCTGACCTTAGGGACGCTGACCTTGAGGATGCTGACCTTGGGGATACTGATCTTAAGTGTACTGACCTTACGGGTGCTAATCTTAAGTGTGCTGACCTTGAAGGTGCTGATCTTTATGGTGCTAATCTTAAGTGTGCTGACCTTACGGGTGCTAACCTTAAGGATGCTGACCTTAGGTACGCTGACCTTGAAGGTGCTGATCTTTATGGTGCTAACCTTGATGGTGCTAACCTTAGGGGAACTATTTTAGAAGATAAGGATCAACGAGAACTATTCCTAAACTGACCACTGAACCCCCACAGGGCACTCAAATGCCTTATACTAAGCACATAGCAAACCAGGATTACCAAATGAAAATCAACGGACACGAAATTAAATCAGGTGATAACCTTTATGGTGCTAACCTTAAGGATGTTGACCTTGAGGGTGCTGATCTTAGGTGGGCTAACCTTACGGGTGCTAATCTTGAGGGCGCTGACCTTAGGGGTGCTGTTCTTAGGTGGGCTAACCTTAAGGATGCTAACCTTAAGGACGCTGACCTTACTGGTGCTTACCTTAGTGGTGCCTTCCTTGAGGATGCTTGCCTTGAGGGTGCTAACCTTAAGGATGCTGACCTTAGGTACGCTGACCTTACTGGTGCTTACCTTAGTGGTGCCTTCCTTGAGGATGCTTGCCTTGAGGGTGCTAACCTTAAAGGTGCTGACTTAAGGGGTGCTGACTTTAGGAGGGCTAATCTTACGGATGCTAATCTTATGTGGGCTAATCTTAAGAATGCTGACCTCAGGAATGCTGACCTTAAAGGTGCCGATATAACAGGAACTATTCTTGAGAAGAAAGAAGATGATAAAGACCTTAAGATTAAAGAACTTGAAGAAGAACTGAAGAAATATAAAGATACACTTAAGTCACTAAAGGGTCTTATGGACACCTGAATAACCGTCCACCTCCTCTTCACAGAGGCGGTTTTTTATTGTATAATAACCTTATCTACATCAGACATCATGACTTACAACGCTGAACTGACATTCAAATTTGATGCTACCTACACTCATGATTACAATCGTGGGTTTGCATCTCACCTTGGTGCTGATGATTTTGTTCCTGAAGAGCATTTCCTGATCACAGCACCTGCACAAGATCTCAATGCCAAACAGTATTTCAAACTCTTTGAGAAGTTCATGCTGTGTGTAGGTATGGACCCCGCAGCTATTCGCTCTGGTGCTATGTCACTGGTGTTTAATGAGTTTGTCCGTGAAGAAGAGCAACGTAAGGTCTGTAAAGAGTATGAACTGACTATGGATGAAGACCTCCGTAGTAAGTATGAAGAATTCAAAGAAGCAGATGAAGCATGGGCAAATCTCAAGAAAGGTCCTATGGGTACTGTTATTGAGGAAGACTGATGGGTATGATGGACTACTTCCGATCTTCCTATGATATAGGAGAATCATTTACTAATGTTCCTTGTCAAACAAAAGACATTGAAGATGGTATTGGTGGCACGATGACTCAATACTGGTTGTCTCCTGATGGGCAACTGTATTGGATTGATTACTCACATACTGCCGACTTTGTAGAACTCAAAGAAGGTGATGAGGGATATCAAGAAGGTAAGTTAGCACTTCTAAACTTTCAGTGGATTCCTAATGGAACTCATGGTAGAGTAAGACCGATGTATCTTACCAAATATATTACTGTGTATCCTGAAAGTTGGGATGGTGAGTGGGAACACTGGCCTGAGTGTCGTATCCACTTTAAAGGAGGTGTGCTACAAGACTATGAATGTTCATCTAAAGGAGAATGGAAGCATGAAACTAATTAAGTTTGGTACTCTTGAAGACTACGGCACAGGATACTATATGACTGTGCTCACAACTAAAAGTTATTCCCTACTTCAGGTGGCATTTGACATTGGTGAGTATAGTAGATGGATTGAGTGGCCTTATCTCCAAATTACTATGGGATATGGTAAACTATTCTCATTCCTATTCTCCATTGGTAAGTTGGGATTTACTTTTGATATCTGTGGACGCAACTGGCGTGACACATCGTTCTATGATACTGGGAGTCAAGTAGCATGATTACTACTATTATGGCAGGATTTGCCTTCGGATACTGTGTGATGGACATCATCATGAATTATCGTACTCGTCGTGCTGTTGACGAGATGCTCAAATCTACTCTGGAGAATGACAAATGAACAAACAAAACGGATTTATTGAACCTGCTGCTGTTGTTGTAGGTGCTATTGTAATTATTGGTGTGGTCACTATCATTGTGGGTGGTCCTGTCTATAATGTATGGGCACGAGGACTTGCTGGTAAAGCACAACTACAAGAGGCAGAATATACTCGTCAGGTAGCAGTGCTTGAGGCACAAGCAAAGAAAGATTCAGCACAACAACTTGCTGATGCTGAAGTGATTCGTGCTCAGGGTGTGGCAAAAGCAAACTCTATCATTGGTGAGAGTTTGAAGGATAATCCTGCTTATCTTCAGTATCTCTGGATCACTGAAGGTGAGAAAGATTCTAACCGCACAGTGTATATGGTCCCCAGCAATGGTGGTGCTCCCGTTCCTACATTTGACATTCAAAAATGATCTTCAGTAGAGCAGTGCTTGGCACAGGTAATAAGAAAACTAAGTTAAGTTGGTGGGACTACTGGATTGGTCACTGCTGGATGACTGGTTGGCAGAGCATCAAACATTCATTCCAAAACTGGGCAGATCTGATGACTGGCAACTGGAAAGATTACGCTCTCATGTTCTATGATGATCCATATGAAGAGTGTCGTGATTGCTTCTGGTCTTATCTGGGAGAAGATGACACTCTACCAAAAGAGTTTCTTGAGCATCTACAAGATATGGTAGACCGCATTGATCGTGGTGAAGAGAAACTCATACCAATGGACTTAGACCAACTGAACCGTATTTCTGATTTACTTGAGGATGTAGAATGACTTACACTATCACCAAAGAAATGAAAATCATCAACGATGAAGATGGTTTCAGTTATCATTTCTCATCGGATGAGTATGGAACTGTAAGTATGCAGGATGGTAATGGAGAAGAAGTTGAAACCATTCACATCCCCAAAGATTGTATTCAGTGTGTGATTGATGTATTGGAGCAATTCAAATGACTGACAAAACTAAACTACTCAAGATGATTGAGAATGCTCTACAAACAGCACCACCTAATGAGGAGGCAGAAGCACAAGCAGTAATTGATGCCACTGCTGATTGGTTTGAAGAAGTTTTGGGTCAAATTGGTATCACACCATCTTGTATTCCCACACTTTTGAGGTGGCAGGCTCATCAACACGAATATTATGACTGAACGCAACTTCACTCAAGAACTTCAACACTGGACTTATAATGACCCAGAATATGGAGACGATATTGAGCATCTTGATTATCGTGCTTTGATTGGTGTTATTACTGAATTGTGTGATAGAATAGAGCAGTTGGAGAAGGACAACGAACTTTTGAAATCTTATGCTTGGGAACAATGACTGAACAACATCCACTGACTGACGAGATCTGCAAAAGTATTGCTGCTTCTTATCCTTACGAAGTAACAGAGGACATGCGTGCCGCTGCTGATTGGCAGTTGGACCAGGTGATTAAATGGGCACAAAGAAATTGCTGGTGTTGGTTTGAAAAATCAAGTCAAAAAAAATCTTTTATTGTTGAACTTGAAAAAGCGATGCGCCCACAACAACAGGAGAATAACAATGACTGAAACTTGGTATCTTTTGTACGGTGGCGATTCAGTAGACGGCTGCGGGCCGGGCGAATACGAAGGTCGAACCCGTGATGTCTCTGCTGCGGCCAAGCACCACATAAAAATCAGCAATAACCCTTATTCGACAGGCTATGTCCAGGTGATTACTGACAAAGAAGTCGTTCGGTATTCCAGCATTCTTGGCTATAGCCCTGCTACCTCAGAACTAAAAGAAGCGATTAAACAACAACAGGAGGACAACTCATGACTGAACAACACCCACTGACCACAGCACAGATCAAGAAACTCGTCAGGAGATATATGCTCGACATGGAGAGCGGTGAGTATTCGTTTGGGGAGGATGCTGTACGTGCTGTTGCTGATTGGCAGTTGGACCAGGTGTTGATTTGGCTTAATGACAACCTTGCTTGTGGTAACTATCTACGTCCCAAGGGCTACTCTCACCATAAGATTGACGTTAATGAAGTTCTTTATGACTTAGAGGAAGCAATGCGCCCACAGGAGGACAACTAATGGAAACCTTGGCTGAGAATACAATGCAAGACAAAACCTGGACAGTAATGAATGACCTTGAAGATGCATTCAGTCAAATTACAACATTTAGTTTTCTTCTTAATCAACTGCAAGAAGCAGTAGACTCTGGTGATCAACAACGAATTGTTGATACTACAGCGGCACTCAATGCATTTTATCTTCCCTATTGCACCAACTGGGACATCAAGTTTAATGCTGCATGGAAGCGTGTTGTAAACGACGGAAGCATTTTGTGAAGAGAGAATGGTGGAAGTCAGGAAGTCAAAACAAGTCCTTGTTACAATCAGATAAAGTTGATAGTAAAAATACTACATACAGTAGTCACATTAAGACTTATGAAGTTTTTCTTTGCTTTATTTGCCGCACTATTTTTAGCACTCCCTGCTTGGGCTGTTGACGTTCAAATGGGTGCAAACGGTAATCTTGTTTTTGAACCTGCTGAAGTTTCTATTGCTGCTGGGGAGTCAGTTCATTTTGTTAATAACATGCTTCCTCCTCATAATGTTATTGTAGAAGATCATCCCGAACTATCGCACGAAGGTCTCTCTATGTTACCAGGCGAAGACTTTACTATTGACTTTCCTGAGGCAGGAGATTATACTTACTGGTGTGCTCCACATAAAGGCGCTGGTATGATTGGAACTGTTCACGTATCTTAGTTATGACAATCCCATATTATATTGATGACCCTATTACATTTAATAGGGTAGAAGTTCCACAAGAAATTGTTTTTTATTGTGACTCTTTTACTGTCTATGCTAATCGAAATGACTTACGTTACTATGATTGTATTTCTATGCAGATGGGATATTATGGAAATTCAAAACATCATTTAAAAGAAATGAGAGATAAGTTTTTTGATAGTATTCCAGTCCACAGTATTTTTGAATAATGAATCACGCTGATCACACTACGTTGGAGCATTTATTCCATATGTTTCTTTGTTGTATTGCTGGTTTAGGAATCGGCACCTTAGCCATCTGGGGTTATAATCAAATCAAATCAAATAAAAATCATAATCCATGAAAATCTTTTTAGATACCGCTGACACTCAACTGATTGAAAAATATTTTGATACTGGATTAGTAGATGGTGTCACTACTAATCCCACACTAATCATGAAGAGTGGTAAAGATCCCAGAGATGTTTACCAACATATTAAAGACATTGGTGTTCAAGACATTAGCATGGAAGTTGTTGGTGATTTTGAACAAATGTATTGCGAAGGATACAAACTAGCACAAGAGTTTGGATCTGTTGCAACTATCAAAGTTCCTTGTACTAGAGAAGGTTTACACATATGTAGAGCACTCTCTAGAGAAGGGATTAAGGTAAACGTTACATTAATCTTTAACATTGCTCAAGCAGTTCTTTCTGCTAAAGCAGGAGCTCATTATGTATCTCCTTTTGTTGGAAGACTTGATGATCAATCTATTGCTGGACTTGAAGTTATACGGGGTATTTCTGAAGTCTATCGAGTTCATGGAGTCAAGACACAAGTTCTATCTGCATCAATCCGCAGTGTACATAGAGCAGTACGGTCTTGGTATAATGGTGCTCAGGTAGTTACGATGCCACCAAAAGTATTTAATGATATGTATGATCATATTCTTACTGACAAGGGACTTGAGATCTTTAACAAAGATTGGGAATCCGTAAATGCAAAAGTTTAACGAAGTAATACTAAACATTACTATCGCAATCATCGACTTCCTCTATAGAGGAAGAAACTATCAACGTTTTTGGGTGCTTGATGAGATTGCTCGGGCACCCTATTTTGCGTTTCTGAATACGGCAATGGGAGGACTAGAATCATGAAAGGGTTAGTTATCTTTGGTGCTACTGGAGATTTATGTAAACGAAAACTTATTCCTGCACTTTATAATCTTCATAAGAAAAATCTTTTACCAAAGGATCTTGTGATTGTAGGTTCTGCAAGAAGAGATCCAGGAGTAAAGGCGTGGAAAGAATCTTTAGGTGAATATCCTGAAGATTTTATGTATCATTTAGATTATCAATCATCTGATCTTTCAACAATCAAGTCTTTGAAAAATCTAGGTGACTATGAAGATACAACTTATTTCCTCTCTGTTCCACCAGAAAGGTATGGCGATGCGGTTACCAATCTAAAAAAAGCAGGTAAGTTAAATGACCCAGAAACATCCCGTGTGGTTATCGAAAAACCCTTTGGTTACGATCTTCAATCTGCTAATCGTCTATCATCTGTGGTGGCTGGACATTTACGCGAGAAACAAGTCTATCGCATTGACCATTATCTTGGTAAAGATACTGTTAATAATATCCTTGCCACCCGTTTTAGCAATATATTATTGGAACCTCTATGGAACAGGCAGTACATAGAAGAAGTTCAAATCTTTGCTACCGAAACCATTGGTTGGGAAGGTCGTTCACAGTACTATGAGGGTGCTGGAGTTGTCAGAGACATGTTACAGAACCATTTGCTACAGGTTCTTGCATTGATTGCTATGGAACCTCCATGCAAAATTGATGCGAGAGAAATTCGCAGGGAAAAAACAAAAGTTCTTGCTGCAACTAGACTTGGACAAAGACTTGTTTGTGGGCAGTACATTGGATATAAAGATGAAGATGGTGTAGATCAAAGTTCTATCACTCCAACTTTTGTTGCTGGTGATCTTTATATTGATAACTGGAGATGGGAAGGAGTTCCATTTCATTTTATGACAGGTAAAAAACTGCCTGTTGATTGTGTTGAAGTTATTATTAAATTTAAATCACCACCACAAACATTATTTGAAGGTCATGATTGTAATGATCGTATTGTTATGAGATTGCAACCAGATCCTCATTTGGATATGCGGATTGATATTAAAGCTCCTGGTCTAAATGATTATGTTGAACCAGCAATATTACAATATCATTACCCACTTGAAAAATCTGTTGATGGTTATGAAAAACTTCTTTATGATGCAATTAATAAAGATCAATCTCACTTTGTACATTCTGAGGAAGTGTTGGAATCTTGGAGAATAGTTGATGATCTTTTATGTAAGGGTGATAGATGTCCTATAAGAACAGTGCCTTATGTATACCATAGCGGTCTTTGGGGACCAGAATGTAAAACTAATCTCATTACTAAATGGGATTATCCATTAAAACTTAAGTAGGAGGATCTATGAAAGTAGGAATGAGGGAATGGAAACCGAATGAGTAAACGAAAAAGTATTTGATTATGCTCGTATTAGGGCAACGATGTAATAAATATTTTTATCGTCCCTTTTTTAAAAAAATGGCAAAACTTTCAGAAAAGATTACTGATGAACAGGTTGAAGAGTTTGATCTTAGAAAATCATTAGAACTTATTGAAAGATGTAGGTTTAAACAAGAAGATAAGCCTGGCATTGTTACCTATCATGATATTGAGTTGAATAAAAAGTATAGGATCAATAACCCAGGTCATAAAGGAACTCATAATCAAATCGTAGAAGTCACTAGTTTCTTATACAAGTGGAACGTTGATGAAATGGTAGAGCAACCCCTTGGTGTTGGAATAAAGTTCCAAAAAAATAATAAGAGTGGAACTTACTACAAGATATCACATTTAAATGCAGTTGATTAACTATTATGGACTTTGTTATTTACACTAAAAATGGATGTTATTATTGTGATCAGATAAAAAAGGTATTAACGCTTGCAAATATTGAGTATTTGACCTATGATTTAGATAAAGATTTTACTAGAGAGGATTTTTATTCTAAGTTTGGGACTGGTGCTACTTTCCCTCAAGTACTTCTAAATGGAAATCCACTTGGAGGATGTACGCAAACAATCAAATATATAAAAGAAAACAACCTTTTTTAAATGTGGAACAGGAAGTGTATTACGACGTAGAAAAATCTATTGATTACGCTTTTGAGGGAAAGTTTGTCATGAAGTTTTATGATTATTTGAAGGTTCGTAAAACTTTAAAACGAGAAGTAGAAGAGTTTATTTTAAGTGAAACTGCACAAAGTATTTCTTATATGATTAATGATCTTGAGGAATATATTAAAGGTGGTTCTGACGAACAACATAAACAACTTCGTGAGGGATATGGACATATTCCTAAACCTCAGGCAAGAAAAATTAAAAACTATCTTAGTGAAATACTAGAAGATGCGGAGAAGTACAACTATGAGAAGAGGAGAGGAAGACGAAAAAAAGCAACTAAATAATACAGATGATCCTTTAGAGATTAATAAAGGATTTGAGTTAATGCTAAAACGGAACAGGAGGGAATCACCTAAGCCTAAAACCTTTCAAGTTAGGTTTGGTAAGATGATATCTCTCTTCGGAAGAGAGATTCATTTTAACTTTAACCTAGAACTTGATATTAAAAAATCAAAGTAACTCTCGGGAGAAATAAAATGGAACAAGCATTAATACTCACCATGTCTGTAATGATGACCTTGCTATTCTTTTTAGTTGGTGGTATAGTAGGTTGGATCGCAAATAGAACTTATTTGGAGCACCAACCGATCAACATGCATCCCGAGTTTTTTGATCAGGATGGCAACATTATTCCAGATGAAATCCTAGCAGTACGTTTTGAGAATGACAATGACACAGAAGACTACGACGACGAAGACTAACCGAAGAAAACCAGCGATACAACCTACCAGTCTAGATTCAAACTGTTTTCAGCATGAGATTCTAGAACTAGTAAGCAATCAAAGGAGTGCCAGCAAAAAAATCCAATATCTACAAGAGTATCGTAACAATGCTCTTGTATCTCTTTTTATTTGGAACTTTGATGATTCTGTAATCAGTCTTCTTCCTCCTGGAGAAGTTCCTTATGCAGATATCAAAGAAATGAGTTCAGTTGGAGGCACTCTTTCTGATTCTGTTAATAGACAACTTAGTGGACAAGGAAAAGGTGTTGGATATAATGGAGTTGATGGCGATATTCGTCAAGGAAAAACTTCATTGAGAAATGAGTACGATAAACTTTATAACTTTGTAAAAAATGGCAACAAAACATTGTCATCTATTCGTAGAGAGACTATGTTTATTAATATGCTTCAAGGATTGCATCCAAGTGAAGCAGAACTTCTGTGCTTAGTAAAGGATAAGAAGTTGACTGACAAGTATAAAATTACTTGGCAAAATGTAAAAGACGCTTATCCAGATATTCGATGGGGAGGTCGTTCTTAATATAAACCCGATTTATAGTATTCATGGCAAATAAAATTAATCCAAGCGACCCATCATCATATGGGTGCCAGATTCTTCTCGAAAAAACGACCATTGAACAAGCAAAAGATAAATCTTTTCCAAATGATGCTCGATTGATTTGGTATGTTGTAGATGGAGAACAACATATGGATCTGACAAGATGTAAAAAAGTCGCAGATCTTTTTGATCTTTATTATGACAGATATGGGAAAGGTGCTGTTCAAAAAATAGATTTTGGATATGGTACTATAAATCCTAAACTCTGGGGTAATACAAATAAATCTAAGAAGAGTAAAAAATGAGTGAAGGATTTAAGGATGAAAAAGTTGAGATTGAAGTTCAACTTAATAAAAATGAGATCAACAAAATCTTGAAAAAATACAAACAAGCAAAAAAATACATGAAGTCTTCTTTGTATGAAGTTAAAAAGTTGAATGGAACTGAAACATACATAACTAATCTTATTAAGGAAGCGGAGGATACTCCTTTGTAAATGGGAAAGCATTATTTGTTGAATCTCTATGGATGCCCTTTTAAACTTTTAGATGACCTTGCTATCTTGACAGATCTATTAGAAAATGCTGCTTATGCTAGTGGTGCTCAAGTCATTCAGAGCATCCATAAAAAGTTTAAACCTCAAGGCGTAACAGTATTAACATTACTTTCAGAAAGTCATATTAGTATTCATACATGGCCTGAAGATGGAAATGCTGCGGTTGACATCTTTACTTGTGGTGATTGTAATCCAAAGATTGGATGTGATATTATTATCCAACAACTATGTGCAACCGATTATACACTAAGTTATATTGAACGCTGACTAAAATCAACTTTTAAATCCAAAAAAGTCGGAAAAAAAATCCCAGCAAATTTTTGGTCTGTAGGGTCGAAGCAAAACTTTACCCTCCACTTGACTAAATAAAATATGAGATCTATTATGACTCATACGTTCATCCGATTCGCTGTTTGCGAATAGCGAATCGGACGCAAGTAAGTCGCGGAACGGAGTTCGTTCATCCCATGTTAGAACTATTATTCTATACAACTCTCACCTGCCAGCAAACTGATGCTATCATCCTGCGTATGCAGAAAAATGAGAACATTAGTAATGCCCTTAGGATTGAGTTAGTTGAGACAATGAAGGAGTCAAATCCTGAATGTTATTGGGACGCAAACGACTGAAGGAACGGGGCAACAATCCCATTCTTTTAGGAGTAGACTAATGCTTAACACACTTAATATGATTAGAACGCAGATTCAAAAGCAATCTGCTCTCCATGACGCTCAGATTTCTCATACTGCTTATCGTGGTATTGAGTATAACATCTGTGGTCATGAACCCAAGGAAACCCGCGGTACATTCTGCTATCGCGGCCATACTTATAATAAGTGAGTTACTTGTAAACGTATGGAAGAGGGTTCTTGACGAACCCTCTTTTTTTGTGTAAAATATGGGAGGTTCTAAAAAGAAAATGAACAAAGAAAAAGTATCACTCATTATCAAAAATATGGAATCTCTTGTTCGACTCCTTAAGATTGAGATTGAGCAGGAAGAAGAAAATGTACTTGGAGAATATGAACTGTTCCCCGGTTATCCAGTAAATCTTCCAGATTCGAAATATGAACCAGACTACTATGAGGAACCGTAATGGGAATGTATGAATCTTTAAACTGCTTTGAAGAAGCACTTAAACATTTCGGTACTAGAGTAGAAATGATTACTGCCATGGAAATGGCAAGAAAGATATCTGCTGAGGATGCCTATCAAATGATTAAGGATGAACTCAAAGAAGTAAAAAAATGTCGTAAACAAATTAAAAAAGGAAATCAAAATGAATGTTCGTCTGATTAGTGTTACACCTGATTCCGAAAAAACTATGGGGTATGTTGCCCGTGTTAGCAACCCCTCTAACCAAGAGAATCCAAAGGTTGCGGGTCTTCTTAAGTATTGTGTAAATCATCAGCATTGGAGCGTCTTTGAGCAGGCATTCATGACGCTTGAGATTGAGACTACCCGTGGACTAGCAGCTCAAATCCTGAGGCACCGTAGTTTCACATATCAAGAGTTCTCACAACGGTATGCCGATAGTTCTTTGTTGAGTTCAAATATTCCTCTTCCTGAACTTCGTCGTCAAGATACAAAAAACCGTCAGAATTCTATTGATGATATTGATGAATTTAAAGTTCAGAAGTATCAAATGTTGATGCAAGATTATTTTTCCAGAGGTATGGAACTATATCAAGAAATGCTCACTGATGGAATTGCAAAGGAATGTGCTCGCTTTGTGCTTCCTCTGGCAACTCCTACCCGTCTTTATATGGCAGGTAGTTGCAGGTCTTGGATCACATATATTGCACTCCGAGAAAAAAATGGAACGCAAAAAGAGCATATGGATATTGCTAAAGAATGTAAAAAAATCTTTGCCGAGCAATTTCCTATCTGTACAGAAGCACTTGGGGGGGTAGAAAATCAATGGGTTCTGTAATGTATCCATAAATAAATTCATATCATTAAGAGGTGAAAATTTTGGCAACATATCCCGTCGTCAATAAACAAACAGGTGAACAAAAAGAGGTTATCATGAGTATTCATGACTGGGGTCAGTGGTGTAAAGATAACCCAGATTGGACACGCGACTGGTCTGATCCTTCTACCTGTCCTTCTGCTTGTGAAGTGGGAGATTGGCAGAATAAGTTAGTCGCTAAAAACCCTGGTTGGAATGAAGTTTTGGATAGAGCTTCTAAAATGCCAGGATCAAAAGTAAGTAAAATCTGAACCCTATGCCCGCAAAGAAAAACAAAACAGGTATTGGCATCGCAACTCCAGTTCCATTTGGTATGAGCAATCGCGTTATGAAAAGAAAAAAACCCATTAATACCAGTTTTATCAAAAAAATTGAACCTCTAACGGACAATCAAGAAACTTTATTTGATAAGTATGCACAAGATCAAAATCTTGTTGCTTATGGTGCAGCTGGCACAGGTAAAACATTTATTACCCTTTACAACGCGCTTTTAGATGTTCTTAATGAAAAAACACCATACGAAAAGATTTACATTGTAAGATCTCTCGTTGCTACTAGGGAGATTGGATTCCTTCCTGGAGACCATGAAGATAAATCATCATTGTACCAAATTCCATACAAAAACATGGTCAAATACATGTTTGAAGTGGATGAGGCATCAAATGAGATGCTATATGCAAATCTAAAGACTCAAGGGACTATTTCTTTCTGGTCTACTTCATTTATTCGTGGAACAACTTTAGATAAATCAATTATTATTGTGGATGAGTTCCAGAACCTTAACTTCCATGAACTAGATTCTATTATTACTCGCGTTGGGATAGACTCTAAGATTATGTTCTGTGGAGACGCTACTCAAACAGATTTACTTAAAGAAAGAGAGCGTAATGGTATTATTGATTTTATGAGAATCTTGCAATCTATGCCATCTTTTGATATTATTGAGTTTGGCGTAGAAGATATTGTCCGCTCAGGTCTTTGCAAAGAATATCTGGTTGCCAAAGAAACACTAAAAGCTGATTTGGATTTATGATTTTTAATCATGTTGATTTGGAGCTCCCTCGTCTTGAGAGGGAGCATATCGATGGAGTTCGTTATTATAAAGTACATGATAATGATGAACTCCATCGCTTTGTTTCTATTACTTCTGTCATCAGTCATTATAAAAAAGACTTTTTTAATAAATGGAGGCAGCGAGTTGGTGTAGAAGAAGCTGATAGGATTACTAAAAAAGCAACTAGTCGAGGAACTGACGCTCACACTTTAATCGAGCATCATTTAAAAAATGAATCGTTACCTAAAGTTCGACCTATTTCCGAACTTTTGTTCAAGATTGCTAAACCAGCTTTAAATCGTATAAATAATATTCATACTCTTGAGGGATCACTTTATAGTACATATTTTGGTATTGCAGGTACTGTGGACTGTATTGCCGAGTTTGATGGAGAACTCGCCATTATTGACTTTAAAACCTCAGTAAAACCAAAACCTAGAGAGTGGATTGATGGTTATTTCGTACAATGCTGTGCTTATGCATGTATGTTGTATGAACTTACTGGGATTACGGTAAAGAAGTTTGTTATTATCATGACTTGTGAAAATGGTGAAGTAGAAGTATACGAAGAATACGACAAGAAAAAATATATTAAACTATTAACTCAATATATCAGGAAGTTTGTCGATGATAAGACTTCTTGACATTGATGTGTTATAATGATAACATTGTGCAAGTATTATGGAGATTAAATGTCACTCAATCTATTGAATTTAATGCAAATAGACTACAAACAAGAGTTTTCAAAAGAGATAGAATCAAAGTTTATTCTCCCTGCAAAGTTTGCACAAGAGATAGAAACTATAGTAAAAAATGAAGACAATATGTCATATATTGATGCTATCATTTTTTACTGCGAAAAAAATAAAATAGAACTAGAATCTGTTCCTAAACTCATACCAAAACCTCTAAAAGAGAAGATTAAATATGAAGCTATGGAACTAAACTTTTTGAAAAAAACCTCTCGAGCTAGATTAAAGATTTGAAATTGGACCCTCACGATTGCTTCAAAACCTATTTGTCAATCAAAAATCATTTTACTCAGGAAAAGTACGATTATCATAAGTACTGTGGAAAAACAAGATCGTCTTTGCAATCTTTTTACAAGAGAAAAGATAGATTCTTTTTTGAAAAAATGAGTCGTCAAAAAAGTGATGAAGAGATCTTGAGTTTTTTTGTTGCAAACTTTTCAAGTGCTGAAGATCCACAATCTTTATGGATTGGTGACATTATCAAGGAAGGTGAATCAGTTTATTTAAACTGGCAGAAAAAATCACAATCATTGAAATATTGTTTTGAGCAAGAAATAAATGATCTCTTTTTGGATGATGATTTTGTCTCATTGTTTAAAATCAATGGTTCTTCCCATCCAAAGATCTTAAAAAAGTTTTTAAGAAAAGAAGTTTCTTTAGAAACACTAGTGATTCTAGATAAAATCTTAAACTTCAGACAAAGATTTGACAAAAAACTTACTGATCCAGTATGGCAGTTTGTTTCTCTCAAGATCAAAAAGTATTCATCATTTATACATATTGATATATTTAAGTTTAAACGTATTTTAAAGGAGTGTTTAGAATGACATTTTTCGATTCTGATCTTGTTAGGGCAGAACTAGCAGAGATCTCTGAACTTCAGGAAGATCTTTACAGAAATGTGTTTAACTTTTATAGGATGGATAAACAACAGAAAGTTAATCATGTTGAACTCCTCCAAAAGTTGCTGGAGAAACAGAGAGTATTGTATACTCGTATGAGTCTTTCTGATGATCCAGAAGCACAGGATATTAAAAATAAAATCATTGAGTCTGCTAAACTGATGGGTCTGGACGAAGGGGTTGACATTTCATTCATGTTTGGTAACATGGAAAAAGCACTAGTCCAGATGAAGAAGGACATTGACAAGCACACCGATCACTAATACACTATTCTTATGCGGCTAGGGAATCCGCACCAAAGCAAACCCAAACAGGCCAAATACTTACAAAAATACGAGGTTCACATGTCATTTGAAACCCTAAAAAAACAGTCCCGTCTAGGAACTCTTACTGAAAAACTTGTTAAAGAAGTTGAAAAAAGTTCCGCCCGTGGTTCTGTTGATGACCGCTTTTGGAAACCAGAAATGGACAAAGGTGGTACTGGTTATGCCGTAATCCGTTTTCTACCTGCACCAGAAGGTGAAGACATGCCATGGGCAAAAGTCTTCAGTCATGCTTTCCAAGGTCCTGGTGGTTGGTTGATTGACAACTGTCTGACTACTAACGGAGGAAAGTGTCCAGTTTGTGCAGAAAATAACAAACTATGGAACAGTGGTCTAGAGTCTGATAAAAATATCGCACGTAATCGTAAGCGTAAACTGTCTTACTATTCTAATATTTACGTTGTTAAGGATCCACTTCACCCAGAAAACGAGGGCAAAGTGTTCCTCTATAAGTTCGGCAAGAAGATTCATGATAAGATTCTTGCTGCTATGCAACCAGAGTTTGAAGATGAAGAAGCAATCGATCCATTCGACTTCTGGCAAGGTGCCAACTTCAAACTGAAACTGGCAAAAGTTGATGGTTATTGGAACTATGATAAGTCTGAGTTCGCTGCAACATCTGCTCTTCTGGATGATGATGATGCCTTGGAAGCAATCTGGAATAAGGAGTATTCTCTCCAAGAACTGGTTGCTCTCGATAAGTTCAAGTCTTATGACGATCTCGAAAAGCGTCTAAATGTAGTTCTTGGAGTTGGTAAGGTTGCGCCTAAGTCTCAGTCTTTTGATGAAGAGGAAAAATATGAAGCATTCTCCCCCAAAACCACTAAGACTGATAACGTAATGGAGCAACTAGAAGAAGCTGCCCGTTCTGCCCGAGCACCCGAACCACCTGAAACCATGAAGCGAGAACTTGCTAATCTATCTTCTATGGTTGATAAAGATGAAGATGATGCAATGGCAATGTTTAATGCTCTAGCAAATGATGATTTTTAATCAAATAGTTTAGCATTAAATCCTTTCTTGAGGGTTCTGGACACATATTGTTCAGAACCTTTTTTATATTCCATTATTTCTTCAATGTCATCAAATAGAGTAGTAAGATACTTTGGTTTTAGTGTAAATATGGTTCTTTTTTTCTCTTCTATTCTTGTCTCATATTCATAGTTTGTCACTGGTACTGTAATATTTTCTTTAAGAACCTGTCCATCTCTAGTCGAATAGTATTCCATAGAAAAAGTTCTATCTACATGAAGACCACCAGGAAACACTACTGTACCAGTCTCATCTTTTTGTTCTATTGATTCATAGTGATGAACTTTATAAAGATTTTCATAACTACCATATTTTCTTAGCATCAGTTCATCAAAACTTTCTTGTGGTAGTGGCCATTCATTTTGTAGGTTTAAGATGTTGTTTGATAGTAAAACTACCCAATCCAAAGTCGATTCGCCATACAGATCATATGCCACGTTATCTGGTCTTTGGTTGCCAACTATAAAATACTTAGTAAAATAGTTGACGTTTTTGAAAATCTCGCTTCTGATTTGTCCTCTTTTAAAGAGATTTTTTACTGTGATATAGTTTCTAACACTATCATTACTTGGGTTTACGTTGACGTAATCAAAGTTAGGAACTTGTCTAAAGTAAGGTCTTAATGCCATTTTTAGTACCCCATACCGCTAGCTTTTTCTTGGTCGTCTCTATAGATTGGTTCGAGTTCTGAGAATGTTAGACTGAGATTATATGATGTCATTGATCCATCTGGATATGTCATGTAAGATCCATCGGGAGTATAATCAGTAGTGATGTTTGTTAGGGCACAAGTTTTGATGTTGTTTAAGAATGGATGAGGTGCTCCAGTTTCCCCAAAGATGTACTGCAAATCAAACACATTTGGAGATTTTAAAAATAGTCCAGTGTTTGCTTTTTGTACGGCAGATTCTTTTTTCAATACTCTTATAATATTTCGTATATTATTTGCTTCTGCTGGTTCTCTTGGAGTAAACTTGTAGTTATATGAGAATGTTCTAAGTGATGGACCTTGGAAAAGCATTTCAAGATTATTATTTAAAACTGCACCAGTTGTTCTTGTAATCACATTTGCGCCAACTGCTTGACCAGCAAAATATGCTGTAATATATGCCCCAAGACCTTCCGTTGCTAAAAGATCATCGGCAAATGCTTTGCTATCTGTGATAAGACCTTTAAAAGCATCTGCAAATTTCCCATCACCTATACTATTGATAGCATTTGTTGCTGCTCCTGCTGCCCTTGCTTGGAAAACATTCATTTGATCTTGATTCCAAGAGACTGCGTTAGTGTCTCTAATCCCTGGTTGCATTGGTAAGAAAATGGTTGTCCCAAGTGATTTTTTTCTTCCAGGAGATTCTGTGGATGCAGTATTAAAATCATCTCTAGGTAAACCAGGAGGAATATATTCAATAACAGTTATTTTTAAATAATCAAGTTCAGAGTCTCTTTTAAGTGGATATGATAGAGATGTTATTGGTGCGGTTCTTCTTTCGACTGTTGGCGTAGATTGATTTAATTCACCAGTTGAACCTAGATTAAAAGAAGCATCATTTTCAGAAACTGCAAAGTTAGTATTTGACCAATAATCCGATGCATTTTTGATTGTATTAGTATAAACTGGATTATTTACTAGTTCTTCCATAAAGAAATCTGGAGCGCCCAACTGAAAAGCATCTCCAGTGTTTAAGTTATAATCTGCCCAACTTATAGATCCATCAGAGTTAAAATAGTTTGCACCAGCAGATACCTCATTATTACTTAAAGGTATTTCTGGTGTTCGATTTATTTTTACCTGAGACCCAGAGTCATTTTTTGCTTCAACGTTAAATGATAAACCATCAATAAGGGTTGTGGGACTTACACTACCTTGACTTAATGCCATTTACACTATTTTTAGTTATTTATAGGGGTTTAGTTCGTCTTCTGTTATAATCTTAAACTCTACCATATGGTCTTCGCACCATTCCCTAGCAGCTTTCCATTTTGCAATATTTTTAGTATACATCATAACTTCATTAATGAAAGTTTTCTTTTGCTTTCCTTTTGTCTGCTTTGGTTCTATGGTTTGTTTTTTCGGTTTAACTTCTACAACGTATTTTTTAATATTGCCACTATTTTCTTTAATCTTTACAATAAAGTCAGGAAAATATCTACGGACTTTTTTTGTCGTAGGATCAAAGTAAGGAATAAAAAATTCTTCACTACCCCATTCCATTATCTTCTCGTTTAGATCACAGTACCTCATGAACTTAAGTTCCCAAGAAGATCTGTAAACTATGTTACTTGGGTTTCCTTTATATTTTTCTGGATGCTTAGGATGAAACTTTCCCTGATGATATTTACTTTCTCGCATACATAATATATAAGATCAAAAAGTATTTATAAATGTCTGCTGTACCCCCAAAGAGTTATAGTATAAGTGACTTTAAATCTAGGGCATTAAATCTTGCACAGACCTCGTTATACCAACTTACCATAGTTCCTCCACCAAGAATATTTCAACAAACTGAGAATATTAGTTTGCTGTGCCATGAAGCAACTTTGCCTGGTTCATCATTAGCGACTCATCAAGTAACTAATGACCATCATGGTGTTACTGAGAAGATGGCATATAGAAGAATGTATGATGAATCATTTAACCTAACATTTTATGTTGATCATCAATATAATGTAGTTGATTTTTTTGAAAAGTGGATTGAGTTTGTTGTTGGACAAGGATACACTCAATCACGAAATGCTTATAGAGAAGATACTGCATTTTATAGGATGACATATCCTGTAGACTATAAGCAAACAATCTATATAAGTAAGTTTGAAAAGGATTACTTTAGACCAACCAAAGCACCATTAGATCCAAAAAAACGTGGTGGATCTAACTTAGAATATGAACTTATTGGAGCTTTTCCTTATAATATAGTTTCTATGCCAGTATCATATAATCAAAGTGATATTTTAAAGTGTTCTGTTGGTTTTTATTTCACACGTTATGTTGTTGAGAAGAAAGGAACAGTTACTTACGGATCACCTGGATTTGCAAACTCAGGAAATCCCACTGCTCAAAGAACTCCTCCAACTACTTCTCAACAACCAATAAATGCTTTTGATTATAGTAAAATGACTGGATTTAAATTCGATAACTATTATAATAACTTTGGTGTTGATGCTCAAGATAATACTAACTTTGGAAACTTCTTTAATGGTAGAAGAGTTGATCAAGGAGTATTTGGAGCAGAAGCACAAGCATAACCCTACTAAATACATGTACTGATACATCAAATTATGCCGTTACCAAAAATTGCAACGCCAACTTATGAACTTGAGTTGCTATCTACAGGAAAAACTGTTAAGTATAGACCTTTCTTGGTAAAAGAAGAAAAAGTCCTTCTTATTGCTATGGAAAGTGAAGATGTTAAACAGATTACTAATGCACTAAAGCAAGTATTGAAGTCTTGCATCTTAACGAGAGGTATTAAAGTTGAAGAACTTCCTACTTTTGATATTGAATATTTGTTTTTAAACATTAGAGGGAAGTCTGTTGGTGAAGAGATTGAAGTAAATCTGATCGCTCCAGACGACGGAGAAACCTCAGTGTCTGTAACTATAAATGTAGAAGACATTGGTATTGAAAGATCAGAAAATCATGAAAAAACTATCAAACTGGATTCAAATCTACGAATGGAGATGAAATATCCATCTCTAGATGAGTTTATTAAAAACAACTTTGATTTTCAAGAGCAAACCTTAGAGCAGTCATTTGATCTTATTGCTGGTTGTGTAGATAAGATTTATAATGAAGAAGAAGTTTGGTCTTCTGCTGACTGCACTAAAAAAGACATTATTGAGTTCTTGGGTCAAATGAATAGTATTCAGTTTAAGGCAGTTGATGAGTTTTTCAATACTATGCCAAAACTTTCTCATAAGGTAACTTTTACAAATCCAAATACTGGGGTTGAGAATGTTGTCAAGTTGGAGGGACTAGCAAGTTTTTTCGGTTAGGAATGGTTTACATGGATTTAGAAAACTACTTTCAAGTTAGCTTTTCTATGATTCAGTACCATAAATATTCATTAACGGAATATGAAAACTTAATGCCTTGGGAAAGAGATATTTACGTTGGAATGTTGATTAATCATTTAGAGGAAGAAAAACTAAAACAACAACAGTCCACATGAAGAAAGAAGAAGAACAAAAACTAGATTCTCTTTTAGATAGCATAAGATCCGAAAATAGTGGGTCGAAGAATGTTGTTGTAAAAAAGATTGATCCAAAAAAACTTTTACCAGATGCTTCCAAAAAAACTACTGGCGATCAAAACTCTGATGATAAGGCGCTTAAGTCCATACAAAAAGAGTTAGTTGAGATAAAAAAAAGTGTTAATGCTATAGTAGAAGCTTTTAAAAAGCAAAATCAACTTGCTAGATCTTCAATGGAGAGACAAAGGCAAGCAAAAAATACTAAAAGAAAAAAGGATAGAGAATCGTCTTTAGAATCTAAATCTAATGCAAAACGTGAAGGTGGTAAAATAGAAAAAGCAATATCACCCTTTGCAGAGTTTTTTGAAAAAATAATGAACTTTTTCAAGTTCATTCTTCTTGGGGGATTTCTTAAAGGACTTCTTAATATTATAAAAAATCCTAAAATATTATTAAAACCATTACAAAATATTATTAATAGTATTGTTGGATTTTTTAATGGTATTATTAAATGGATTGATGATAATGTTATTGGTCCAATAAGAACTCTTATTGATTATATAAATGGCGGAATAAAAAATGTAGTTAATACTATTAATGATATTATTAAAGCATTACCAAGTTGGTTGCCAAAACCAGACCCAATAGATAATCCGCCAACAATACCACAGATACCAAATCTTCCCCAGATACCTGAAGCGACTTTTGCTAATGATCCAGTAAAGACTATACCAGTAGTTGCTCAGTTTGAAGAAGGTGGTGAAGTACAAAATATCAATAATTATAACAACGCCAATAACGTCACTAATAGTACAAACAATGTCACTAATAGTACAAACAATGTCACTAATAACACTATTAAGGCTGGATCGACTGTTCTTCCGAGAAATAGATCTGTCAATGTTAATGACTTGTCATTTGCAAAAGGTGGTCAAATCGAAAATGATACTGGACTTACGATTAGTGGTCTGGGTAAAGACACTCAGTTGATTGCTGCTCAACCTGGAGAGGTTGTTATTAATGCTAAAGCAGCTGAAAACTTTGGCGTTGATAAGTTATTGACAATCAACGCCAAATATGGTGGACCAGTAGCAAACAAACCTAGAGATGTTGCTTCCAATAAGATCAAAGCAATGGCAAGTGGTGGTTATGCTGGTGGAAAGATTAAATACTTTAGTGTTAATGGTGGAGGAAATAAACTTTTAAACCCTGGTCAAACTTATACTTATTCTGATTTGAGAATGCATCATAGTGGTCCAACTACTAGAAGAACAGATGGATATCCAAAAGACTATACACTATTACATGGAACTGATTTATCATCAGCACCTAATGCAGATATTCCAGTACCACTAGATTCTGAAGTTATATTTAAAGATAAATCTGGGGGATATGGAAGCACTGTAGTTGTCAAGAATGCCACAGGAAATATGCTTTTTGCCCACCTTAGTAGAATGGGCAACTTTGGGGTGGGGGATAAAATAAAAGCAGGAACTATCATCGGTACTCAAGGAAGTACTGGTGGAAACTATGCTGACCATTTACATATGGATGCAGAACCTGCAGGACATGAAGCATTTGTTAACTACATTACTTCAGGAAAACCAACGTTCGGATCAACATCTGCAGCAGGCAAATCTTCATCGGGAGAGATTGAGACTGAAATGAGTAGATCTGGAAGTCTTCAGATTCCATCTGCAGAAAATGTTGATAGTGGAATGAATTTTCTTAGATCTCTTGGACCTATGTCTGGTCAGATGAAATCTGGTGGAAGTGTAGCAAATACACCGAACCAGAAACCTGTTCCATCATTTAGTTCTATTGATCCTGCTAATCCATCTTTGTTGGTCGTAAAATCTATCTATAATCTTGTAGGATAATGGCATTACCACAAATACTAGGAGTAGCAGCAAGATTATTAGCAAAAGAGGGGGCGAAAGGTCTTACAAAATCTGCTGCCAAAAAAGTAGTTCAAGGAAAAGCTAAGAACTTGGCAAGAGAGAATGTAAGACAATATGCCAAGAAAAAGTTGAAAGAGAGGATGGTTTCTGGCGGATCAGGACAATCTGTAGGACCAAATATCCAAGAGAAAAAAGTATCAACAGCAAAACTGTTAAACATACCCAAACCTAAAGCACCAAAACTAGGGAAAGGATCTACTGGTAAATCAAAATATTCTCCAATATTAAAAGAGTTATCTTCAATAAATCAAGCACTAAAATCACTGCAATCTACTTTAAAAAACTCTCAGAATATTGCAAAAAAAGAAGAAACTAATAGAAGAATACAACAATCCAGACAAAGATATTCGGATAGGGAATCTTCATTAGAAGATAAAGATTCTGGTAGCGAAAAATCTGAAAAGGAAGAAGAACAACAATCTCTTGGATTTTTTGATATAATCAAAAGATTTTTTGGAAATATTTTAGCTGGTGGATTATTAAAGCTACTTCTTAATAACAAGGACAAGATATTTAAAGGTATCAACCTCGGCATTAAAAACTGGAGGCATATAACCAGATTTTTGCTGGGACCAGAACTTAGAAAACCTTTATCTAAACTATTAAAGTTTACTGCAAAGTCTTTATTAAATCCTTTTTACCTTCCAGGCAAAATACTTAAAGGTAGTATAAAACTATTAGGTAAAGGTATAAAACTAACCTTTAAGGGAATAGCGGGTGCAATAAATCTTGCTATAAAATCTGCATTAAAGGTTGCTAAAGGCATTATAGCGTCGATTAAAGCTGGTGCTAAACTTGGAGGAAAATCACTTAGGTTGGGTGTTAAAGGTGCTCAAGCAGCAGCTAGATTTGGTAGATCTGCTCTAAGATTTGGTAATAGAGCAGCTAAAGCATTTACTGGTGCTTTGAAGGGTGGACAAGGATTGAAAGGAGCAACTCAGGCAGTTGGAACTGCCTCTCAAAGATCTGCTCGTCAATCTGCTGCAATAAGGGCACAAGCACAAAAGGCAAAGGAAGCAAAACAAGCAGCGGAAAAAGCAAAGAAAGCGAAAGAAGCAGCAGATAAAGCAAAGAAAGCAAAAGAAGCAGCGGAAAAAGCAAAGAAAGCGAAAGAAGCGGCAGCTGCAGCACAAAAGGCAAAAGCAGCATCTAGTGCAGCAACAACTGCTGGAACTGTTGCTAAAGCAGCTAGAAGATCTATAAGAATACCTATTATTGGTCCACTTCTAGTTGCACTTGACTCTTGGTTAAGTGGAGATCCACCAAGTCAAACATTGTTCAAAGCTGGTGGCGCTGCTATTGGTGGATTACTTGGAAACTTTATTCCCATTCCTATTTTAGGAATGATGCTTGGTGAATATATTGGTGAGTATGTTGGTAATCTATTTTATTATGGTATCAAAACTCCAGGTGGTTGGAAAAAGGCGGGTGAGATTTTATTTGATGATTTAAAGAAGGCATTTAATACTGGTAAACAAGTTCTAGATTGGTTGGGTAAAGGTGTTACCCGTTATGTAACTAACTGGCCAAAACTAAGAATCCCAAATCCAGCTATTCCTGGTCCATTAAGAGCGGCATTAGAAGCAGCTACATTATGGAGATCTGGTAAGTTTGAAGGGATGCATGATTTCTTAGGTAAGTTTCCTTTAAGTCCGTTTAAGTTTATTTCTGATAATCAGTGGTTTGGAAACAAGAAAGGTAAGTTCTCACATATTCCAGATCCTTCATTTATGGTTAGAGATCCTGTGGCATTTCTTAAGCATGTTAAAAACTCATTTATGGGAACTTCTAACGAAAAACCAAACTATACACCACCACCATTAGGTGATATGAAACTTCCTGGTGATGGAAGTGCAACTCAACCATCGGGAAGTGATGGCAATACACCAAATCCAGCTGCAGGTTTAGATACAAGACTTAGTGTTGGTACTGGGGAGTTTGGTGAAGGACCACTTATTAAAGCAGCAACTGCTACTGGAATCAAAGGAAAAGAACTTGCTGCTTTCTTAGCACAAATGTCTCATGAAACTGGAGGTTTTCAGTTCCCTAGAGAGTTGAGTGGAGGAGCATCGCATTATGGTGGTGGTGGTCCTTGGACAGCGCCTAATGGAAAAACTTATAAAGCAAAGTTCCATGGTAGAGGTTATGTTCAACTAACACATGACTACAACTATGAAAAATATGGAAAAATGTTTGGTGTTGACTTGCTAAGCAATCCAGATCTTGCAATGGATGGTGAACTTGCTGCTAAGATCGCAGTTGCTTATTGGAAGTCAACTGTCAGACCTGTAGTAAATGGTAACTGGGATAATGTATTTTTACATTCAAAAGCGATCAACTATCCTGCTGCGACTAGAGAAGATCAAGTTAATGGGATGGAAGATAGAAAAGCAAAATATAGAAAATACGTCGAAAAGTTAAATGCTGGTAAGATAACAACACCTGAAGCAACTCCTAAATCACCTACAGTTCCTTCGCCAGAGCAACAAGATAATGAAACTGAAAACCCTCGCAGAGCAACTGATAAACTAAATCAATCTACTTCATCTGCGTTAAGTATGTCTTCTCCTTCGCAAAAAATGGATACTAGCGTATTGAGTCAAAAAGCATCTTATGAACAAAAACGTGGTGGAATGACTGTACTACCTCTTCCTATGGGAAATGGCGGTGGAGATTCTTTTGGTGGAGGATCTTCAGTTTTACCATTACCTCCAGGATCTACATCTAAGATGTTAAATAGTTATTATAAAAGTCAACTCTTAGGCAACTTGTATAAAAACGGATAATGGAAAATAAAGACGTACTATCTGGTAATATTGAAAAGTTTCTTATAACAAGTTTTAAGACCAATGCGTCTATTGATATTAGTGCTGGCATAACCGACTTAAGATACTATGAAAATATTTTATCCAATACTATAAGTTTGTCTGTTGTATTTACAGACACTGGATATAAGCAAAATTCTAATGTTAAAGAATCTATATCAGTTTTAGATGGATTGCCATTAAGAGGTGGAGAAGAAGTTGATATAGTCATAGAAGATGCGAAGGATAATCCAACAAGGTTAAAACTAAAACTTTATGTTAATAGAGTTAAAAGTGTAAACTCTAACACCAATACTGAAACTTATATAATCGATTTTTGCAGCGCAGAGACATTTGCCAACGAACAAAGTAGAGTAGTTGAAAGATATAGTGGTAAGATTTCTGAGAATGTTAAAACTATTTTAACCGATAAACTAAAGACTAATAAAAATATTATTCTTGATGATACTCTTGTTGATTATGAGTTTATTGGTAATGATAGAAAACCGCTTCATGTTTGTACTTGGTTAGCATCAAGATCAGTTCCTTCTGGATATGGCAAAAAGAATGCCTCTGCTGGTTACTTTTTATATGAAACATCAGACGCATTTAACTTTAGATCTATTGATGGACTAATGAGTCAAAAACCAAAGAATCAATATGTTTACAGTGATACTGCTGAAAAGAAAGATGGTTTTGAGAAAGTTTTATCATATGGTATTGATAGAAATATTGACTTGCAGGAGCAACTAATACTTGGATCTTACGCTAATAGATCAATATTCTTTGACTTTTATGCTATGGATTATGAGGTTAGAAACTATAGTGTCGATTCAGATCAAAATGGAAAAGCAGTAAACCTTGGAAAGGATGAAAATAATCATGTTGCAGATCAGTTTAGACAACCGATATCGAGATTAATGTCACATATTCTTGATGTTGGAACTCTTCCTCCAGGTAAAACTCCAGTATCTCAGTTAGAAAACTGGAAAACTAGTCCATTAAATCCAACTTATGATGTCAAAACCACAATGGTTCAATCAGTCATGAGATATAATCAAATGTTCTCTATTAAGATAAATATAGTAGTAGCTGGAGATTTTGGTTTAAAGTCAGGAGATGTAGTTTATTTTGAGTTCCCTCAAGTAAAAGCGGGAGATCCTGATGTTGATGTGTTGTCTTCTGGCAAATATGTTATTTCCAGTTTATGTCACAGAATAACTTCTGCCGACACATTTACTAGTATGACGCTAGTAAGGGATACATTTAGAAAACAAAAGTAAGGAGGAACAAATGGAAAAGTCAATCGAAGATCATATTGAAAAGGATAAAAAAATCCTTGAAAATCCAATGATCTCTCCACAAATGAGAAGACACACCCAAGATGAGCTGGAACATCTGGAGTTGTATCATAAAAATCATCCCGAAGACCATCATGATCCAACAGCATTAGAAATGTATTGTGACGAAAATCCAGATGCTAACGAATGTAGAATTTACGAAGACTGATGATTCAAGAAGGGTTTTTAAAAAGTCAGCAAGTAGGACGTGACGGATTTGTATGGTGGATTGGTCAAGTTGTTCTTGAAGATCAGTGGGTAGTTAATATTCCTGGTCGTAGAACTGCTACCACTTCAGATCACTTGGGATTTGATTATAGATACAAAGTTCGTATTATGGGATACCATACTGCGGATGTTCAAGCACTTCCCGATGAAGATCTTCCTTGGGCAGGTGTAATGCTTCCTGTAACTGCAGGAACTGGTAATGGTGGAGCTTCTCAAACACCAAGCATTAGGCAAGGTGACTTTTGCTATGGTTTTTTCTTAGATGGTGAAAATGCTCAACATCCAATCATTATGGGTTTGATTGGATACAATCAATATGTTTCTATTAGCAAACTTCCTGCTGCTGCCTTTCAACCTTTCAGTGGATATACCAGTAGAGATCTTATCGCAAGGTATAACTTAAATGTTGTACAAGAACCCGCAAAAGCACAACAAAACCCAGAAGGAGTAACACAACAGCAAGGGCAAGAAATAAATCCACAAGTTAATAACTCCAATATTCCAAAAAAGGATGGCGCTTCTGCTGAGCAAGCAATTGATGGATATGAAGCTGAGTATTTAGATTCTGAATGTGAACCAATCGCTATAAGCAAAATGCAAAGGGATATTAAAAATGCAATCCAAAAAATTGAAAAATATAAAAAAACACTATCAAAATGGGAGAATGCTGTATCTACAAAAGTAAATGACATTAGAAATGATCTAAGCACCACAAATGTAACTAACTTTCTTGACAATCTTATTCAGTTTGAGATTGATGGATCAACAAAATCTCTTAGCGAAGTAATAAAATGGGTTTTTGTAGAATCACAAAAGTTTGTTACTAAAAAAATAAATGACGCTGCTAAAGTATCTTATTTCAATCTATTTCCAAATCAAAGACCACAATTAAAAGAAGGTATTGAGAAAGCTAGTGAAGCGGTAGTTTGTCTTTTTAGAAACTTAATATCCAATCTGTTAAAAATGATTGGTAACTTCTTAAAAGATTCTTTGAATAAGTTTGTAAATGTTCCTCTTTGTGCCGTTGAAAATCTATTGGGAGGAATTTTTGGTGCTATCACTGGTCTTATTAATGGTGCATTAAATAATATTTTAGAACCTATTGCATCTTTACTTGGAAACGCTTTTGATATTGCTGGAGATGTTCTAGACTTTATTACTGAACTTTTATCATTTATTCTTTGTGACGAAAAACCAGATTGCGCTAAAACAACCGAATGGAGTATATGGGATGGTCCAGAACCATCTGCAAATCTAGACGTTGCTTCTATTGTTGATAAAGTTAAAGGTATTGCATCTGCTGTTTCTAACTTTGATATTGATCTAGATTTTATTGGAGACGTAAATCTTGCTGGAATAATTGATAATGTTGCAGGTTGCTTTACTGGTCCTATCTTGTGTGGTCCTCCCACTGTGACTATCTTCGGTGGTGGTGGTTCTGGGGCGACTGCAAATGCAATCGTTAGCGGTGCAGGAAAACTGATTGGTGCTGATATTACTGTACCTGGATCTGGATATACTTCTGCACCATTTGTTAAGTTCCAAGATAACTGTGGAAAAGGTAAAGGTGGATTTGGAAGAAGTAAAATAGATGATCAAGGACGTGTTGCAAGTATTCAAATAGTTACCTCTGGAACTGGATATTTACCTACATTTGACGGAAGTTATGGTGGTGATGGAAGAACTTGGGCAGATAAAGATGATACGATTGTTCAGAGAGCAGATGGAACTTGGGATTCTCCTTATGGACCAGGAGAAGAAGTTATATTAAATCCAGGAGATCAGGTTCTTTTCCCTGGAAATGATACATATGAAGAGATTACTGATGGATCAGTAGTAGTTACACCTCAACAACAGGATCAAGAACAACAGGATCAAGAACTAGTTGAACCTATTTCAAGTGATGGATCAGTAGTAGTTACACCTCAACAACAGGATCAAGAACAACAGGATCAAGAACTAGTTGAACCTATTTCAAGTGATGGTCAATATCCAGTTGTTTTAGAGTTGATTGATGTTATTATAGATAGTCCAGGATATTCTTATAGTATTTCAGATGAAATAACTGTAACACCAGATAATGGTGTCAGAATATTCCCAATAATCAGTCCTATCGGATCTATTATTGGTGTAACAGTGGCAAGTGGTGGATTTGGATTCACAGACATTCCTGAGATAACAATTAGTTCTCAAACAGGATTTAATGCAAGACTTACTCCAGTACTAGGAACTAAGTTTGTTGGTGAGCAAGAGATTTCTGAGATTGATGATCCAGAAATCATAACAAAAGTGGTAACTGTAGTTGATTGTGTAGGTAGATTCTAATGGCAGAACCAGTACGTTGCTACCATACTATTAGATATGGTAATGATCATGGAGAAATAATTTTTGGACACGTTCATGACGATGAGATTATTTCTGGTTGTCAGATTAGAACTGCAAATGATGGTGGGCGTCATTATATAACTATGGATAGTTCTGGTCTTTCTGAGACTGGTAGAAAAGGTGGAACTATAATGTCATCACCAGGATCCACTCAGATTGTTTGTGGTATGGATGTCGCAAAAGAAATACCAGCATTTATTACAATAGCGAAAAATGGTGATATTGTTTTTAAAGCAAAACGGGGAAGGATCAGATTTATAGCAGAAAATATTGATTTGATTGCTAGTGGATCTGATGGAAAAAATGGTAGAATCTTACTAAAAGGTAATGAAAAGGTTAGTATTAAAACTCAAATGTTTGATGTTGATGCTAATGCTTCGTGTAAAATAGTTTCAGAAAATACTGTAGATATTATAGGAAAATCTATATTAAATGTTTATGGTGGTTTAATAGATTTTGCTGATGGAGCAACATCTATTAAAGGAGGAAAAGCATTGGGTGGATCATTCCCATTCAGTAATGAAATTAAAAACTCACCTATTATTGGAGACTTTTTATAAATGGCGAAACTACCTGATTGTCATATAACTAAGAGACTCTTTGTTGGCGAAGGTTTAGCCGCATGTCTAGGAGTATCTGCAGCTGAGATTCGTGGTTCTGCATATATTGAAGGTCCTGCCGTTGTAGGTGTCCCATTAAAGTTTCTTCCATATGAAGCTGGGGTGATGATCAGTAATGTTCAAAATACTGATATGCTTGCAGTACCAGCTCCAAGTATTGTAAAAATACGATCTACATCAGTACCAACACCGATTGATGTAGTTATTGGAGATATTGCTGGACCTGTAGGAGTTAATATCTTCTGTGGTCCTATGCCATTTGTTGTTTCATCAACATCTATTTCTTTAAATACTTTATTGCGATTTGATGTTTCTAACTTTGACTCAAAGGTTGCATCTCTAAAATCTGATATTGGAGCAAAGTTTTTTGCAGGAACAAAACTTGAAACTGGATTTGATTCTAATCTGGGATTAGCATTTAATGCGGCACCTTTATTTGGTGAAGCTCCAGCAGCATATCCAGACTTTGCTAGTGATGCTACAACTTTAAACACAACTTACGGTATTGCTCTTTCTAAAAAACCATTTGATATTTTACACCCAACTAAGGATGGACATAGACTTAGATATGTTTCTTTAGAAGGACCAGCAGCAGAAGTATATTGTAGGGGTAAATCTACTTCTGATGTTATTGATCTGCCAGATTATTGGTTGGGATTGGTTGAGGAAGATTCTATAACCGTTAACTTAACTTCAGTTGGTAGTGATCAAAATCTATACGTCAAAGAAATTGTAGACAACAAGATTTATGTTGGTGGTGGAGTATTGATGAATGGAGAAAGATTATTTAAGTACCACTATACAGTATTTGCAGAAAGAAAAGATACTGAAAAGAATATTCCAGAATATAAAGGGTTGACACCAGATGACTATCCAGGCGATAATAGTGAATATAGATTGAGTTAGAATGAAAAAAGTTCATGAGTTATTTCCTCTGGTAATCTACCAGGGAAGTTTGGATTGCCATGAAGAGTTTAAAAGAGATAATATAGAAAGTTTAAAGAAGTATTGGTTTAATGGTTATGAGCATGAATCTCCAGAAGCGTCGTCAAATATTTTTGCCCATTTAAATACTGACTATTCTGTGTTCTTCAAATCACTTAGAAAGGTATTTGATGATTATTTTGATACGTTGAATATAAAATATGATAGATTAAGTTATCATATATGCAAATCATGGGTTGTTTATCATAGAGATGATACTACTCCGCCAATGGCACCACATAATCACAATGAGGCAAATATAAGTTTTGTGTATTATTTAAATACTGACGAAACTTCTGATAGATTTGTTGCTATGCAAATGAATAACAGTAATGAAGTATGTCAAGGATTCTTTGATACTGCTGACGTACATAACCTCATGACAAACTTCAATAGATATAACTGCAATAACTATACAATAACTCCTATAGAAGGTTCTGTTATTGTAATGCCTACTCAAACGTTCCATAAGACTATTAAAAAGAAAGCTAGAACAAATGAAAGAATTGCTATTGCTGGAGATGTTCGGGTTACTTTAAAACCAGAACATTTTAAACATCATCAAGGTTGTACACATCCCTCACAATGGTTGGAAATATGACGTATAAGATTGTAAATGATTCTAGAAAACCTATTTTAATAAAACATTCTGAAATATGTTCCCCTCCACCAAATGATCTTCTCATAGATGATGTTGATACATCTTATCCAGGGATTGTTATTAAATACGAAAATGGTTATTTGATTGAAGATGGTGTTCATAGAATGGCAAAACTTCAAAAACAAGGAATATTTGAGTCTCTATTTTATGTTGTAAGTATTGAAGAATATAGGAATGGAATGGTTTCCATGAAGTATCGAGAAACTTTTATAACTCTAGGTGCATGGAATCATAACTTTTTATCGCCAAGACCTCACAAATAAATAAACCATAGCAATGTTATGCGGAAGAAATGGCTAAAAAAAGGAATGTTGAATCTATCGATAAGATTACATCCCAACTTATTACTGATAAGGTAGATATTGATAGATTTGCTAGAGAGCAAATAGTTACTTTAGAAACTGCTAAAGTACCCTATCAAGAGGCATCTAAAAATTTAGATCTTTATTTGCTTGAAAGTTGTCAAGAAGTAAATACTGCTTATGAAAATGTAGAAAAATCTTATCAAAAGAGAATAGATGCTGGCGGTGCCAGTGATTTATTTTGGAGGATTGTGGGAGTATCTAGTCTTACTTCTACTACTCCAAATCCGAATACTGGACCACAAACAAAAGTTGTCGGTGTTTCATATGAGTTAAGATGTGAACGTTTGTCGAGAACGTATGATGCACAAGAAAATGTTGGATCAGGTTCTTCCACTTTTGATTTTAACCCTTCTAGCGTTCAAATATATCTTGGGAGAGAAGCGGGTATTGGTGATCAGCAACCATTAACGTCAGCTGGTAGTGATATGGATAGTGTTTTTAAACCTGTCAATCTTCATGGGATAAAGATAGATATAGAACCATATAGTAGAGATGTTCTCGAAACTTATGTAAATGTTTCGATTGGAACCGCTGATCTTGGAGGAACAAGACTATTTTTAGGTGAAATATATGATGATATTGAAATTGGACAGTTAGTTTCTTCAGAACCACAAATCTTATTTCCAGACTCTGGTGTTAATATTGTAACTGGCGTTGGTACTGCAATCGCAAATCTTACAGGAATACCAAATACTTCTGGTGTAAATGGTGAGATAGTGACCTATGTTGATTTACGAGACCCCGTAACTCAACTTGTAACTGCTCCATTATTTGATGGGCAATATCCGACATTCACATTTTCAATATCTCCAGATCAAGTCTCTGATAGTATTTCTGTTGGTGAACGTGATAGTCCTTATGAGCTTCAACAAGTGAAAAAAATGGTTGCATCTGATGCTGGAACAGGTGTAGAAGTAGAATACGATAACTCTGGGGTGGAAGTGTATAATGCAGAATGGCCACATTTTATGGACGGATATCCAGACCCTAAGAATGTTAGTCGTATTATTAGAGAACCTAAAGTTGGAAGTGGAAAAGTATATTATCCAATTGGATTTGATAGAAAACCTTTGAAAGCTAGTGGTGGTAATGCTGCTGAGGGAGATACCAGAACAATATCGGAGTATATTTCTACATTTGGTGGATTTTTTGATCCTAACTCACCACAACATCCAGATTTTGTCCCCGCATATAGTAGTCAACTTAACAATACTCCAGAAATAGATGCTGAAATAAAATCTAATGAAACTGAAGCTTTACAAAAAGAGAGTTCATTGAAATATAATGATGAGTTTTATAATAGTATTTCTCTTGCCAACAAAATAAAAAAGGAATATAATGATTTTAATATTAGAATATGGGCATATAGAGTTCAAATCGGAAAAGCTAAACAGGAAAAACTAGAAAAAGAAGAGTTTAAAACTCTTATCAATAATGATACATATAAACCTGTTGCCAATACTGGAGGGCCTCCAGTAGTAGATAGAAACTATCCAATGTCTTCTAATACCACTTTAATGACTTCGGCAGTTTTGACATTTGATATCACTGTATAAATAATAAAAAATCGCCTCAAGATAGTAAAAATATTATGTCTAAGTCTATTATCAATGTCGGTGCATTTGCTAATGACGCTAATGGAGATAGTTTAAGAGCAGCAGGTCAAAAAATCAATGACAACTTTACTGAGATCTATGATTATCTTGGGAATGGATCTGCAATTTCTGGCACTGTTCAATCTGCACAAACTGCATATTATTCTGAGATATCGGGAATCTCCACTTATTCCAAAGGATTAGCAGATAGTCCTCAGATTGCTGTAGATGGTGTTTCATGTGCAGGTATTGTTACTATGGCAAATAGTAACATTGTTGGAACTGCAGCAACATTTATTGCTGCAGGTATAACTACGGTAAGTTCTTCTTTACAAGCATTTCATAAAGTTGATTATAGTAATAACGACGTACAAGTACATATTTCAGATTTTAAATCAGGATCTGTTTTTGAAGTTATTCTTAGAAACACATCTGGTGGTTCTAGAAATATTCAAATTTTCACAAGTGAAACTGATACTGGTCATGTCGCCGTTCCTTTATTAGGATCACCCTATGATACTTTAGTTACTACTGGAATTATTAGTCTTGGTGCTACCAGAATGATGAGTGTACGAATATGGAATGAGAACGGTTCCGTCTACGGCACGTATGGTTGACAACTGCCCTCCACCCTGCTAAGATATATGGGTAATCGAGAACAGGACAACGAAATGCAAAATGAGTACCTGACAAGGTGCGTTGTAGATCCATCTCGTAAAACAGTTTATATCTATGGGAGTGAAGGAAACGAAAATGAAATCGTTTGCGAGACCATTGATCAGTTTATGAACATGCTTAAGTTTATTCGTGCTACAGTTGATGAAGACATTTTAGGTTACGCTGAATGAGACCAGAAACACGAGAAGCAATGGAAATGTTGTTCTCTGCTAAATGGAACTTGCCAAAAGCAGCACAACATGCTAATCTTACTAATAAGGAGATGAAGATTACTTTTAACGAGTATTGCAACTTTCATCCTCCATTATTATATGAACTTGATTTAGAAAATCCCGAACTATTACCTACTGACTAATGAAAATCAATCTTTGGTATTCCGAACAAAAAAAACAATGGAGATGGGTGTTGTGTGATGATACTGATAGAATGAGACAAGAGTCTGGTCAACAACCATTTCTAAGAGATGCAATGGAAGACGTTACAAATACTGTAGAATATATGCTTAAAACAATGCAATCTGAGTAAAAAGAAGAGGCTGTGTTTATTCACAGTCTCTTCTTTTTTTGATTGATAAATAACTTATAACGGAAACTATAATGTAAATAAAATGGGTCTCTCCAGATTAGATAATTTTCTAAAGTCAACTCGCGGAACTATTCTTTACGTTGACCCAAATAGTCTTGACTCAACTGATAGCATTGAAAATCAAGGTAACTCTTTGACCAGACCCTTTAAAACTATTCAAAGGGCATTGGTTGAAGCATCTAGATTCTCATATCAAAGGGGAAAAGGTAACGATAGATTCGGTAAAACAACTATTCTACTTTATCCAGGCGACCACATTGTAGATAATAGACCTGGATGGATTCCTACTAGTAACTCATTCACCCTAAGAACTAGTGAGGTTAGAGACGACTTTGGTGAATGGACATTAGACACTAACTTTGACCTAAACTCAGAAAGAAACGCTTTATACAAACTAAACAGTATTCATGGTGGTGTCATTGTACCTAGAGGTACTTCTATTGTTGGTTTAGATTTAAGAAAAACTAGGATTATTCCTAGGTATGTTCCAAGTCCAACAAATGATCAGATTGAAGCATCTGCTATTTTTAGAGTAACTGGTGCATGTTATTTATGGCAGTTTACTATTCTAGATGCTGATCCAAATACCACATGTTATGCTGATTACACTACTAACCAGTTTATTCCAAACTTCTCTCACCACAAACTGAGAGTATTTGAATATGCTGATGGTGTTAATAATGTAGTCATTAATGATGCGTTTATTAATGGTACTGCAGGTGAGTTCGATAGAACTGATCTTGACATGTACTATGAGAAAGTTGGTATTGTTTACGGTCAGAATGCTGGTAGAGAGATTCCAAATGACTATCCACCATCTGATCTAGTTGATATTGAACCAGTTATTGATGAATATAGAATCGTTGGTCCAAAGGGTGATGAAGTAGGTATTGCTAGTATCCGTTCTGGCAATGGAACACTTTCTTCAACTCTTGTTACTGTTACAACATCTGAACCACTTGATGGTATCAGTGTGAATACTGCTATCGAGATTCAGGGCGTATCAACTCCTGGATATGATGGTAAATATGTAGTTTCTGGTGTTAATAGTCCAACAGAATTTGAATATAAGGTACAAAATCCTCCTCCAGAAGCATTAGGAAACGTAACATCTTCAACTGTCAATCTGATTGTTGATACGGTATCATCTGCATCACCATATGTCTTTAACTGTACGCTACGAAGCGTATATGGTATGTGTGGTCTATTAGCAGATGGATCTAAAGCAACTGGTTTCGTATCGATGGTGGTTGCTCAATATACTGGTGTTGGTCTGCAAAAGGATGAGAATGCATTTGTTAAGTATGATACTACTTCAGGTACATACAAGGATGCTACATCAAATCTTATCAATCTTTCATCAAATACTTTATCGCAATATAAACCAGATTATGAGAACTTCCATATTAAAGCGACAAATAACTCTTACTTACAGTTAGTTTCTGTATTCGCTATTGGATTCTCTCATCAGTTTGTATCTGAGAATGGTGCAGATATTTCTCTCAATAACTCCAACTCAAACTTTGGTAATAAAGCACTTGTTTCAAAAGGATTTAAACAGGATGCATTCAGAAAAGATGATGTTGGATATATCAGTCATTTAATTGCACCAAAAGAACTAGAGTCCGAAGACTATACAGTAGAGTTTTATTCTATTGACGTAAATACTACAGTTGGTGTTGGAAGTACATCAAGAATGTACTTATATAATCAAACTAACGAAAACATTGTTCCAAATACTGTATTTGACGGATTTAGGGTTGGTGCTAAAGAAAATGATAAAATCTTCTTAGATGTATTTGATACGGCAGGTATTAAGAGTACCTATTCGGCAACTATTGTTATGCCGAATGCAGATTTTACTGATGGCATTTATGGCGCATATAGAAGAGACGATTTAGAGTTTTCATCAAAGAAACAGTTCTCAGTAAGAAGAACAAATAATGATACTGAGAATGACATTTTCAATAATGTCATTTCTTTCAATGAACCTCACCAATTCTTAACTGGTGAATCTGTAAGAATATTATCTGATAATGGTAACTTACCTGATGGTATTGAAGAGGATAGAGTTTATTTTGTTATTACAGATTCTCTAGATCCAGTTGGATTAGGAACTACACAGATCAAACTGGCAACATCACTATCAGACTCCTTCCAAGAAAATGTGGTATCTATTAATGAAAAAGGCGGAAACTTAAAGATTATCAGTAAAGTATCTGATAAAGTTGCTGGAGATTATGGACATCCTCTCCAATGGGATGATCAATACAATCAATGGTATTTAAATGTATCAAAGATTTCTGTCAGTAATCTAGGAGAAAATGATCTTTATAATGGTATTGTTGGACTTGGAACGACATCTCTTGGCAATGCTACATCCAGAACTTACTTTAAGAGAAAGATTGATAATAGATCATATTCTGACAACCTCTATAGTTTGAGATTTGTTATTCCAAAAGATTCTAACATTGAATCTAGAGATCCACTTGATTCATTTATTTTACAAGAATCTAGTGCAGGCATTACAACATCTACAGAAGTTGTAAAGTATTTTGATCCAACAGGATCACTATCACTATCAAACTCAACAGAACTTAGAAATCCAAGATTTATTTCCACATGTAGTTGGAGTGCTGGTCAAATCACTGTTGGCACAGAACTACCACACGATCTTGTTCCTGGTTCTGAAGTAACTATTATTAATGCTATCAGTGCTAATAATACTGATGGAACATTTAATAAAGGTTATAACGGATCATTTACTGTTACTGGTGTCAATAACTCTAGAGAGTTTACCTATAACTATGAATATGATCCAGGTGCATTCCAAAGTGATGTAAATACGAGAGACGAAAATCTTCCACGTTTCTATAAGAGTAAGTTAAGAAATACTTTCCAAGCATATAAGATTGAGAATGTTAAGCAATACATTCCAAGTTATCAGGATGGTGTTTATCATATTATTCCAATAAGAGCTTCAGAGTCTCCTATTGTTGCACCATTTACTGATAAGAAATATACACAGTCTTTAAGGAATCTATATCCTAGACTTGATAGAGACAATCTAGTATCAGATCCAAAAGAAGCAAGATCATTTGCTACCTCAGAGAAGATTGGTATTGTTGTTGTAGATGATCCACACAATAGTTTGACTAAAGAATCATCAAGATCATTCTTAAAAGATCTTGGTGTGGGTGTTGGAGTAACAAACATTGTATCTGATAGTGTGGGAGTATCCCATACAATCTTTACTGATATTGATCATAGTCTTTTTGGTATTACAAACCTAAGTATCCAAAGTATTGGATCTCAATATATTCCAGGCATTTACTATAATGTCCCATTAACATCTGGAGTATCATCAACTACAGGATTTAATGCAACTGCTAGAGTGAGCGTTAGTGCTGCTGGTACTATTACAGATGTTACTATCATGAATCCTGGTAGTGCATATGGTATTGGTAATACATTATCACTTGCAACAAATATAAGCAGACAGGTTGGATCGTATGATGCGACAGTAAGAGTTGAAGGTATTAATGATGCAACTGGCGAAACTCTAGAAGTTTCTGGTATTGGAACTGGTAACTATACAAATCTGTATAGAATCTCTGGATATGAAGTTGGAGATGCTAAGAAGGTATTTGCTTATTCATCTGAAGATATTATAGAACCAAATACTGGTGTAAATAGAATCATCGTTAGATCTACTGATAATGCTTCGATGATTAATGTTGGTAGATCAATCAAATCTTCCAGTGTCATTTATGATAATAGAGTTGGAGTTGCTACCTTTACATTCCCAAGAGCTCATGGTTTCTCTTTAGATGATAAAGTTAGAGTTGGTGGAGCAACAACTGAAGTATTCAATGGAGACTTTATTGTTAAGTCTGTAGAATCTACAAGTTCTTTTGTTGCACCAACAAAGTTAAGTATCAATGTTAAAGGGTGGGATACTATAACTCCTATCGGAACTCCTATCTTCCATCCACATGGTTTAACATCAAGAGGAGGAACAGTTTCAAACGAATCTGAACTATATTCTTCAAGACTATTCACTACTTATGCTGGTGTTTCTACACAAATCGGAAATACTATTAATGTATCCGACTCTAACAATGATCCAATCACTATTAACAGCGCAGTAGAAAGAGGGTTTAAACTTGGGGATTATGTTCAGATTGGAAATGAGATTCTAAGAATCAGATCTGGAGTTTCCAGCGATACTGTATATGTTTTTAGATCTCTACTAGGAACTGCAAAAGAAACTCATAGAGATACTAGCGTAATCAATAAGATTAAGGTACAACCTATTGAGTTTAGAAGAAACTCTATTATTAAAGCTTCTGCACATACGTTTGAATATGTTGGTTTTGGTCCTGGTAACTATTCAACATCACTACCAGATAAGCAAGATAGAGTTCTAGGTTCACAGGAAGAAGTTCGCGCTATTTCTGAAAAGAATGAAGGTGGCGTGGTATTCTTCAGTGGAATGAATAGTAATGGAGATTTCTATACTGGTAACAAGAAAATCAACTCTTCTACTGGTGAAGAAAATCTGTTTGATCTACCTGTACCAACAGTAACTGGTGAAGAACCAGATAAATCTAAATCAATCTTTGGTTTTGAGGTACTATCTCCAATGGAGATTAGTATTGGTAGAGCTATTAGAGTTGAAGGTGGAAAGGACAAGAACGTTGTATCAAGATTTGATGGTCCAGTAATCTTTAATAACAAACTCACATCATATTCTACTAAAGGTATTGAAGCAAACTCCTTATATCTCCAGGGTTCTGAAAACGTATCTAGAAAGTATACTTTATCTGGAACAAAACCAGATTATACTGGAAACTATGGTGATATCGTATTTTATTCAGATCCTAAGGATAAGGGATATACTGGATGGGTTTATACTCAAGAAAATAGATGGATGAATTGGGGATTTATTGGTGGACCAGCAATCCAACTATCAACAAATAATAATAATGTAGGATTTATTTCTGCAATCAATATTGTTGGTCTAGGTCTGACATTAACCACTCAATACACTTCAGGTGCTAATGGTGGTATTTCTACTATTATTATTGATGATAATCCACTGATTGCCATTTCAACTGGTCCTTATAACCAACTTGTTGGTAATGCCAATCAAATGAACTTTGTTGGTGGTGGTATTACACTATCACAGATTGGACCTGCTGGAATAGTTACCGTCTACATGGAGAAGATCAATGTAGAAGCACTAGCACCATCTGGTCCATATCAGTCCATTCAGTTCCATGAAAGCGATGATACATTTGGCGGTGTTCCTTATTTTGCGTATAACAATGTAACTGGAACACTTGATATTGGTCCTACATCTTGGACAAGTGATGGATTTGTAAGCTTTGGAACTACAAATCCAACATCTAAAGTTGAGATTTATACTGCTGCTGAAAGAGCACTTTATATTAACTCTACTTCTGGTACTGGTGAGATTGTAAGGATTGAAAACGTTGGTAGTGACCTGAGTCCATTCATCATTGATATTGATGGTAACGTTGGTATCAATACTGGAAATGTTCTAGCAGGTATTTCTCTACAAGTTAATGGTAATATTGGTGTTGTTGGAGATATTAGATTCTTCAATCCAAATCAATCATTCTATGCTGGATTTAAGGCACAGGATGACCTTAGCACTAATCTTGTTTGGGAACTTCCAAAGATTGTTGGTTCTGCTAAGAGTATTATGATTAGTGAAACTTCTGGAACTATTGGATGGTCTACAATCTCAGATCTATTAGCAATAACATCAACCGATGCTCTACCTGAAGGAGATGCAAATCTTTATCATACTGTTCAAAGAGTTGTTAATGCTTACATGAACTCTTTAGGAAAACAGGTTGGTATTGCAATCACGTATAATCCAACTACACAAAAGATTGATTATGAGACATGTTTAGAAGAAGGTAAATATTTCTTCTCTAGTTTTGGAGTTATGCTTTGATAAAAAAAAGGGAGGGTTTGATCCCTCCCTTTTTTATTAACACTCAGGCATTACTAAGACGTTATATGTGATTTGTTGTTTTGTTGGAGAGAGTGATGCTCTTGTTCTCCAATCCAGAGCATTCTTTCTTCTAACTGCAAACTCGATAGATTGTCCTGGTTTTAGGAAATACTCAGTTGGGAATGGAACTTCTTGCAGTCTTCCCCACTTTCTCCACCAGTTCCAACCATATCCATAGAAATAATATTGTCTGGTGTTTAAGATTTCTTCTTTTGAAAATAAGAACATATATCCATTTGGATTATCTCCTCCACCATCTCTATTTCTTTGGAATCCCCACCAATATCTCCAATACCATCCATAGTTTAGACTCAATGAAGAAAGGTTCCTTCCAATAATACCTTCAATCCAGTCAGTGTCAATATCTGGAAGGTTTGGTAACTGAATGTAGTTTGCAACAGTTCTAGTGACTGTTCTTCCAAAAGAATCTACTTCTGGTCCAGGAAAAGTTTCTCCAGGAGTTAGGATTCTAATCTCATTAGTTCCTGTACCTTCAATAGAAAGATAGTTAAAAATAACCCTTACATTTCCACCAGTATTATTGGTATACAGTGTAAAATCGTTCTGCTCACAAAAGTAACCAGTCAATACTTCAGTAATCGATGCCATTTTATCTTTAGAATACTTCTTCTATATTTATTTAGAGATATAAATAGTTAAAAATTTCAACTAAGAGGGGAGAGTGAACCTCAATGGCAATTCAGAAGAACTTTGTCGTTAAAAATGGTCTTGAGGTAAGTGAAGCTCTAATCTATGCAGACAAAGTTGCCGATCAAGTAGGTATTGGTACGACAAGTATTGACGGTAACTGCAAAGTAGAAGTTAGGGGCAATATTAAGGTTAGGAACTTATACCTTGCAGAAACGCTTGGTATTGGATCAATACCAAATCTGCAAGGAACAACGGTAGACTATGGATATGGTCGAATACTATCAGGTATTGTAACGTCTATTGTGGGCACGTCTTTGACGTACTCGTCGGGTGTAATAAACAAGTTTTATTCAGTATCGGGATTTGTAACATCTCTTGCTGGATCTGGAGTAACGTATACAAATGCGTATCTCACAAATATTGAAAACACTCATTTAAAAGTATCTGGTATTTCAACCTTTGATGCTGATGTAAGATTTGAAGATACCAGAAAACTAAAGTTTGGTAATAGTGATGATTTTGAGATTTATCATGATGGTTCAAATTCTTATATTCGTGATGTAGGTGCTGGTAACGTCTATATTGATTCTGTTGATGGTTCTATCAATCTTAGAGTCAATGGTACTGAAAATGCTATTGTTTGTAATGAAAATACTTCTGTAGGTTTATATTATAATAATGTCCAGAAACTGTCAACCACAGCTGAGGGTATACAGGTTGATCCTGGCGTTTCTGTTGGGAATACTGCTGGACAAGCATATTCTTCACAAGATATTGCTGTATTCCGGACCACTAATCCAAATCTATCCAAGTTAAGAATCGTTGAGAGTAGAGATGTAACTGGAAATACTTGGAAATCTGCAAATACAAGGATCCAAAAGACTATTGGATCCACTGACATGGGTTATATCCAGTTTAATGGTGAGGGAAACTCCAAAGGTATGGAGTTTGGAACAGAAAATGATGAAAAGTTTGCTCAGTTTATCAGAGAGGGATCTGTAGAACTTTATTATGATAATGTTAAAAAGTTTGAAACTATTTCGGATGGTATTAAAATCTATGATGACACAGTAAATGCTGGCATTTTAGATTTCTCACCAAATGGAATCGTAACATCAAGATCTGGAATAGTAACTTATTACGGTGATGGTAATAACCTAGATCTATATTACAATGATGCTACTGGTATTGGTATCGGAACAACAGGTGGACTTGTAGGTTATGCAGTAACATTTTTAGACCTTAAAGGTGATGGTATTTCTACTGCATATTATGGTGGTCCGCAAGGCATTACAACCATTTTCTTTGAAGATAAGAAAGCAGGTACAGTTGCAATCGGTACATTACCACCACCAAATCCCAAAAATGGTCAAACTTGGTATAGTACAGAATATGCTAGGACATTTGTTTATATTAAAGAAGATGCTCTGGGATATGGTGGAGCAGCAAATGTCTGGGTAGATGCAGCACCATTTAACGTTGGTATTATTTCTGCTCTATCCAGAGTTTCATTTGATCCAGGAACACCATCACAACCAGCAATATATTTCAGTGGAGACACATCAACTGGAGTGTACTCTCCAAGTTCAGGAAACTTTAATATAGTTTCTTTAGCAAGCACTATTATAAATGTTACTCCAAAAGGAGCAAATGTTTATGGTGGAGATGGACGTGACGGATATCTAACCGTAAATGAATCGGGTATAAACGTAGTTGGAGTTGCAAGTGTCAATAATAAAAAGATAATAGATCAAGTAACAGCATATGCTTATAGTGTAGCATTATCATAATATCATTTCATCCCATAAATAACATTCAAGGAGTCTTAACACAATGGCAAAGAAACTAGTATACAACTACACATTTAACCCAGGTGCTGCTGGTGTTGGTAATATAGTCATACATGGTTACTATCCACTAAAAACATTATTATTGGTTACTAATGTAACTGATAGTCAGATTATCTTTAGTTTTGCTGATCCCACTTATGCAGGATCTGTAGATTATAGTGATGCTACTGATGAAACCACTATTATCTTCAACTACGATACATCCAGCATGGATGCATCTGATCAAATTCAAATCTTTGTAGATGAGCAAGAAGCAAAGATTGATTTTTCAGAAACATTTGTTGATCCTGTAAATAAACTAAGAGTTTCCAATCCACAAAACCTCATTGATACTGACTTTGAATATGGTCTACAACCAACTAAATGGGAAACCATAGAACTTGTTAATAATATACCATCATTTTATTCAAAAGACTCCCAATATTCGATTGAAGATGTTGCTATTGTAGAAGCAATCAATAGATCTTCAACTGTTACAGTTACTACATCAACACCCCATGGATTATCTGTTGGTGTTCCTATTGACGTTCAAGGACTAACAAGTCCAACAGCTGAAGGAAAGTTTTTGATTACATCTGTACCTTCACCAAGTAGTTTCACTTACGTTGCAAAAGAGAATCAGATTTTAGAACAAGGTGCTGTCAATATTAATACCTCGTATACAACTATTAGAACTGGCGAGTTTTTTATTGGATCCGATGTTAAGTTTAGAGAAGATGATGGATTAAGTTCAGATAATAGATCCAATAGTACAATCAATGTAACAACTACTGATTATGTTCATGGATTCACTCCAGGATCAAACTTTTATGTTACAAACACTGTAGGTTCAAAGCAATATAGACTGGGATATGTAACTAACGATCTTGCTTCTGACGATAGACCTAATGTTGATTTTGAAGATACCATTGAAACTAGCGGTACTATTACTCCAGCATTAACAGAAACAAAGAAAATGACGGGCACATACGCCCTAAAGTTTGATGTAAACTCTGTTAGTACTGTTGATAATAGCATTACTTGGCCAAATCATAGATTAAGAGCAGGTGACGTTTTATTATATGTTCCTCCTTCGAATGATACTGAAATCGGAGGACTTCAAAGATTTCAACTCTATTATGTAAAGCAGGCATTGACTGCGGATAAAATCACTCTTTGCGAGACATCAACTTCAACTACTGTTGCGGTTAATCCAGAAATCAATCTCACTTCTACTGGCACTTCTAACTTTGGAAGGCACCAGTTGATTTTAGCATATGAGTATTATTATCTTAGAACTTGGTATAGTTCCTGGATAGGTCTTATTCCAAGACATGCAGGATATGGATCTGGATCTGGATGGGATAGAATACCCACTTCTCCATTCCAACCACATGGATTAAGTGGTAGATTAGCACAAAGATGTAAGTTTATTTTTAAAAATTATGGTCTAAACAACAATTGGACTGGAAATAGATCAGTTTATGCAACAAATCGAAACGCAAACTATACTTTAGGAAAATCAGGAACAACTCCTGATGGATATGATTTTATTGAAGATTTCTCTAGATTTGATCTCCCACATCCATTTAACACTGCTACTAACACATCAGAACCAAACTATAATTGGGATGCAACGTTTAGATATTTTAGAAGATATAGTGATTATAGTTATCGGAACACGCAACCTGGATTTGGATATATTTTCACAGTTGATTTGGATTTTGATACTGAAGGAGACTCAATTTATGTTGAAAACCATGGCGTGAGTGTTGGTTCGGCAGCAACTGCATATTTCGAAAAGACTGGCGGCGGAAATGCGGTAACAAGATCTGATGTTGTTACTACTGAGGGCGTGGCACCAACAACGACAGTATTTTCTGGCGATTTAAATGTCAATGTAACTGCTATATCACCAGATAGATTGAGAATAGGTGATCTGAATAGATTGCAACAATGGAATGGATCTTATAATCTAACATTATATAGAAATAATGGAACAAAAGATACCTTCTATGTTCCTGGTATTTCTGTGATATCTAATAATGAAACTATATTTGTTGAAACAACAGGTACAGCAACTTTGCCTACGGGATTAACTGGACCAGTTAAACCAGAAAAAGGCAATGTTCAAGCGGTATATAATGCTTCTACAAGAGCATTAGATACTATTAGAGAAACACTTACTTCAAACTCACTATCTACACTTTTAGCATATAACAATAGTCAAGAGTATTATCCTTTTGTTAATAGTAATATAACTGTTGATGGTGGCATACAAAGATTGGGTTGGAGAAGAACTGCACTTACGGTTGCTGGTTATTATCCAGAAGGATCTGGAAATGATGCAAATATTTGGTCAACAACTAGCAAGGACTTTACATCACTAACTGGATGGGCAAATGGTCAAGCATTTGATCCTTTCGATACTACAAATCGTGCTGGTGAAGGTTGGTACATGTGCATCACACCGTTTACGGGTCAAAATACAACCATTCCTTACTGGGTTAGTGTAAAGCAAATACCAGAATACATTGAAGATAATCCAGCAGTAGGTGCAAATGCATTCTTCTGGTCCAATAGACCAAATGAAGACTTTCCACCAACAAACTTATCAAGTGAAACAAACAATGCCAACTCTGAAGCAAACTGGACTGATGTTACTGGTTCTCAAGCAGGGCTAGGTTGGAGATATACTCATGAAGGAAGATGGTATCAACCAAATGCGAACAGGCATGGTTATATCTTCTTACAGGTAACAATAGCAAATAACACCTGGCCACAATATAAACCACAAAATACTGCTTTTGATATTTCTCCTATTCTACCATTTGAATCATTAGGCAACGTATCTGGACAAAGATATATTATTTGCTGTGTTATTCCAGTCAAAAACAATACTGCTGCTACAAACTTTGGTCTTACTGGAACTATCTACACCTTCCAAGAACTTACAGATATTGTTGCAAATGAAGTAGCAGAGACTCTATCCAACCCAGTATTAACTGTTGGTATAAACACAGTAAAATCTAGAGTCGTATCAAATACTAGATTAGCACTGCAAAATGATGATGGAGTTCTTTACAACCTTAGTGGTTTTGGAACTGCTTCTCCTGGTGGAAATATCGTCATCAGCACAGAAGAAAAAACAGGTGGTGTTGATGGTTACTACCAAGCATATTCTGTAGATAGTAACTCATTTAAACTGGGCACAAATACAGGTATCGCTGAAAAAGTAGTCGAGTGGGATTATCAGAATGTAAATTCATTATATATTACTTCGGTTAATCACAAAATACCAAACACCCAAAAAGTAGTATATGATGAAATATCTGGTGGTATTCCTGGATTAACAACTAATACAGAATATTATCTCGATGTCACTGGTCCAGATACATTTGGATTTAAAAATAGTATCAGTGGTGATAGGATTACGATGGGCAGTACTTTGAGTGGTTCATTCAAACTAACTGTCAATAGTATTGCAGGTATCTCATCGATTCCAGGAACGGTTTCTATCTCAACTATATCTAAAGTTATTACTGGAACTGATACTGATTTCCCAAGGTATTTTAAAGTTGGAGATGATTTTATAGTTGAAAATACCACTGTATCACCCTCAGAATACGTTAGACTTACCGTTGATTCTATCGTTGATAACACTGCTTTAACAGTAAGAGAATCTCCAGGAATATCTAATGAGACTGCAAGACTGTTTGTTCCAACAAAAATCAATGTTAGACCTGATGGGACAAATGTTCATAGACCTTTCGATGGTGGCGTTGAAATAACAGCAGGTAGTTCACCTAATAGCAATATTGTACGTCAAACTCGTAAATACTTTAGATATCAGTCAGGTAAAGGTATTCAATGTTCTCTTGCTATCAACTTCAATCCTCCAAGACAAATCGTATCTATGTTCGGTCAAACTAACGGAACATTAGTTGACAATCAAGACTATGAAGTTAATATAAGAAATAGAGCATCTTCTGCATATATTTCATTTGGGGAAGATAGAAATGGTAATGTCTTATCTGATAACTCTAAGATTACTGTTTATGATATTGACACCTTAACTCTTAATGTTGGTGCTCCAGGACATCCTCTTTGGATTAAATCAGCACCAACAACGGGTATAGGTGATTCTATTTCACAGACATATGTAACTAATAATGGAACTGATGAAGGAAGCATTGTATTTGATACCACTACAGTTGGTGTAGGAACGTATTATTATCAGTGTGAAAATCATTCTCCTATGGGTGGTGAGATTGAAGTTCTTCCAACTCCTTCTGCTGGTCCAGGTGAAACTTTTGTTAAGTTCTCTACATTAACTCCTCATGGATTATTGAAAGGAAATGATGTCAAAATAAGAGGTGCTGGTGATTCTGCATACGATGGTTCTTATGAGATTGTGGCAGTAAACAATGAAGATGCATATTATATTTCTTCAACAACATCTGCAACTTCTATTGTTTCTTCCCCATCATTAGAATACAATATCCAAGAGTGGAATAATAGTGCAGTTAGATGTGGATTGTTTGATTTCCAAAATGGATTCTTCTTTGAATATGACGGATCTACATTGTATGCGGTTAGAAGATCATCAACTTTCCAACTTCCATTAAGAGCAGATGTGACTTTCCATAGTCATATTGTCAACTGGACAGCAGGCGCTAAGTTTACTAATAAAGTAGACGTTAATGATTATATTGTTATTAGAGGAACTTCATATAAAGTGACTTCAGTTACTGATGAACAACTTAATATTCAACCTGCATATAGAGGTACAAGTGATGTTGGTATTACTATTACCAAGACAGTTGATACTAAAGTAGCACAGCAAGATTGGAATATTGATAGAGCAGATGGAACTGGTCCATCAGGATTTAAACTTGATAAGACCAAAATTCAAATGGCATATTTAGATTATTCTTGGTATGGTGCTGGTAAGATTCGCTTTGGATTTAAAGATACTTATGGTCATGTTAAGTATTTCCACGAGTTCATTCATAATAACCTCCTAGATGAAGCATATATGAGATCTGGTAACATCCCAGGTAGATATGAAATCACTAACTTTGGTGGGGTTGTTCCGTCATACATTCCATCACTATTCCACTGGGGTACTTCAGTCATGATGGATGGTGGATTTGATGATGATAAAGCATATCAGTTTACAGCAACTTCCAACTCACTTGTGTTCACAAACGGTGATGGTGATTCTGCGGATACTGTAGCAAACTCCGTTGTTTATTATACTTCGAGAAATGGTAGAAGAAACTGGTATTTGAGACTATTTGTTGCTCCTGTTAACTTGAGTAAGTTTACTAGTGGTTCTGCACTTTATACAGTGGATGGGCAACTAAATGGAGAGACTGTTAACAGAACAGGATTCTTTGGATCTGCTGGTTTTGTTGACATCTTCATTGGTCAGACAAATGGAGGTCAAAACTTAGATATTACACCAAGTATTGTTTCTAGCACAACTATCTACATTGGTGCTCCTCCATCAGGAGGTACTGCGGTTGAACTAGGTCCAGATACTGAGATCCCAGTTATTAGTATTAGACTTGCTCCATCTGTTGATAACAACCTAACTGGTCCTGTAGGTTCAAGAGATATTATTAACCGAATGCAGTTACAGTTGAAGTCATTAGGTATTACATTAACACATGATTGTAATGTTGACCTGATCTTAAATGGATCTATTGATAATAAAGATTTCGCAGCAGTTGATACACCTTCACTATCCGAACTTATTGTTCATGATGGCGGAGATCAACTAAAGAATGGAACTAAGGTGTTCTCATTCAGAGCATCTGGCGGTGCTGAAGATGCAACAGGTGCAAGACTTGGATCAACATCTGACTTTGATTTGAGCAACATTACTGACTTGGGTAATAGTATCTTAGGTGGGGATGATATTTTCCCCAACGGTCCTGACCTATTGACTATTGCAGTTTCACCTATTGATACCTCTGGTGTTAATGCAACTTCTCCTCTGAAAGTTTCTGCTAGAATCACCTGGACAGAATCTCAAGCATAATAATCCTCAGAGGGTATAAAACTGTTTTATACCCCCTCTTCATAAATATTTCAAAAGCAGATAAAAATGTCACCTATCAACTTTCCAGATAGTCCTACTCCAGGAGATGTCTTTAGAGACTTTGATACTGGGTACAAATATGAATATGATGGCGTAGTTTGGAAAAGTTACGTCGATGGATCATCATCAAGTATCAAAGTTATTGATGATGTTTCATCACTATTTGATAGTTTTCAAAGAACTTTTGAGTTGAGAGTTGGTGGGACGTTATTTTATCCAATCAGTGCTCAACATATTAGAGTAGCACTTAATGGAGAACTGCAAACACCATATACAGATTATACCGTATCTGGAGCACAGATTACATTCGATGTTCCACCAACACCAGGAACTGAGTTTTCTGTTGTCAATCTTCTGGTCACAGCAGGGTCTCCATACACTGAAAGTTATCTAACCAATCTAGACGTAGAGAATAAAGTTACAGCATTATCTGGTGTTGTAACTACTATTCTTGGAACTAATATCGAATATGTTGGGGTTGGTTCTTTTGGTACTGTTGCGATTGGAGAAACTGTTGTTATTAACTCTGATCAAGGATTAGAGAATATCCTTTCTATTGACCCTACCACATCACAGACAATCTATGATGCTCTATTAGTAAGTCCAACTCAGAACTTTCCTAATATTAACGTAGCAGGTGTTTCTACATTAGGTTTTACATCAACTAGTGGATTGTTTGCAGCATCAAATACTACCACGCCAGCTGCAATAATATATGGAAATGTTGGCATTAACACTGATAATCCTGGTAATACTCTAGATCTTACTGGTGATGTAGACCTTTATGGAAAGGTTATTATTGGTCCCAAGGATTATGCTGATACACTAGATCCTAATGTTGCATTAGGAGGTACTTTTGGTCTTAGACCACTTAATATCGTTGGTTCTGATGCATCAATAAAAATTGCAAGATATGAACCAATACCAGGTACTGTTGGTCCTATTATAGAACTGCAACAATTGAATTCTAGTACTTCTGATGTTGTAGGCAAATCTTACATATCAAGTTCGAAAGGTAGTATTAGACTGGGTAATGTTATTGGATATGGAAACACTCTTATTTCATTTGAAACATTTGATGAAATAACTGGGGTTACAGAATATCTTGTTCAAATAAATGAAAAAGGTAATACAGGTATTGGTACAACTAATGCATCCGAAAAACTGGTTGTTGTGGGTAATGCCATTGTCAGTGACAGAGTAAGTATTGGTAGTACACTTAAAGTTCTTGAAGATGCTTGGGTAAGAAATACCTTAAGTGTTGGAAGTTCAGATGTTTCAGGTAGCGTTCCTACAGATGAAGGTGTAATCTCTGCTGTTGGTAATGGTAAGAATGTTATTATCATCCAAGCAGATGAAAATACTGGTGATAGAGGATTAGCATTTAGAAATGAGTTTGATCGTTATGCTGCATACATCAATCTAGCACCAAATGATACTCCAGATCAAGGAGATCTTGTATTTGGACATGCAGTAACCAACGTTGCTAATGTTGATGACGTTGATGAAGTAATGAGATTAAGTAATGGTGGTGTTGGTATTGGAACCACCATTGCAAGAGAGTCTCTGCATGTTTTTGGTGGAACAAGACTTGAAGGTGATGTATATCTCAGGGGAGGTATGTTGGTTGAGAAATCAATAACCTCAAATGGTAGTGTTGGAAATCAAACATTAACTCCTATAGGTCTTTCTACGGGAACAAGTTTTTTCTATGATGCTGTCGAACTTGGAGAAATGATACCTCACTTCAGATATGATGCATCAACAACATTGTATGATTCGTTAGATATTGGCGAATCTGTTACAGTTTCTATATCTGCAAATACAAATAACATAGGATTCTGTACAACTATCTACATTGATGGTGCATTACAATATCTGTACTGGCCAAATGGTGTAGTACCAACAACTACCGCTGCCCAATCACGCGACAAATATGTATTTAATATCATGAAGACAGGTGTTCCACCAAATGAATGGACAGTTATGGCAACAGTTTCCAACAACATTCTAGTCTCATGAATCTAGATTTTAATACTAAGCAGAAACCTTTCGATACTTTTGGATCATTTTCTTCTGGAAGTATAACTCCAACCTCACAAAGTGGTAGAAGTCCATATGATCCTGGGATTAGTGCTTATGATATCAAAAGAAGGTATCCAGATTCTCCTAATGGTTTTTATTGGATTAAAGGTGCTAATGGGAATGCAATACCTGTTTGGTGTCAGATGATCGATAATGGTAATGGTTTTGGGTGGATGTTAATCGCTACTGCTCAAGGTAATGGTAATACTGCTGCTGGAAATGCAGCATCATCAGCTATACATACTACCGCCGCTGTAGGTGAAATTGATCTTTCTACTGGCACTATTCCATCAGCATATAAGATTTCAGATGTAGATATAAACTATTGGACATCTAGAGCACGTCCACAACTAGATCACCCAAAACTTGTAAGTACACCAGTTTTTGGACTTGCGTGTCCTGCTACAGTTCCTGCTAATAAAAATCTATGGTATGGAGAAGTCATTGAATGGTTCATTCCAGATACTAATTGGACTAATAATAACATAGATTTTAGGGGGAAAAACACTGGGACATTTAGTAATAGAGGTTATGATACCTATAGTCAATATTTTTTAGGAACACCACTTAATAATAACTCATACCTTTCTGGAACATTTACTGGATTGGGTCCAACTCTATTTGAAAGTTGGAATTCATGGGGAAATCAAATAGTATTTGGTGCAAATATTGGTGGTGGTTTTTATCAAGTGGAATGGAGAACTAATGGATTTTGTTTCTATCGTGCAGGATAAAACCAGTTTATAAACTGTCCACTTAACCCCGCAGCAACGCTGTGGGGTTTTATACTATATGGGTATCCATGAGGTGAACATGTCAACCACAGATAAAATCATTTTTGTGGGATCCTTTTTCATTTTAATGAACTGGGGTGTTCGCGTTACTAATGCAACCTTTGAGTTTTTGTTCTGATGTTGTACTTAGAACAGTCAGGAAAAGGGTCTAGAAGACTCTCTAAGGACGTTGTAACGTGGTTTATGTGGAAATACCTTCCTAGACACAATATAGAGGTTTCTTTGCTTCATAGAGGTCTTTTAAGAGAAGGTGTTTATGGGTGGTGTAGCGTACAAGATTGTGATCATCGACCAAGATCCTTTTTGGTTGAGGTTCATAATAAACTAGACCAAGACACTTTCATTAAAGTTTTACTACATGAACTTTGGCATGTCAAACAGTTTGTTACTGGTGATATGAGAGACAAAAAAGGTAAAAAACACTGGAAAGGAGTTGACATCTCTGATGTTGACTATGATGACGATCCTAGTGAGATTGAAGCAACTGAAATGGAAAACCCATTGCATTACGAGTACAGTCTTGACAGACTCATCGGATCCATTGTATAATCGCTTTGTCAGTATTGGAGTTCATTAAAGACTAATCTATGAAAAAGAAGTTTGTTTCTCTTGTTCCTTTGAGTTCAGCAGCAAAGTTTCGATTTGCCACTGAAATGGATCATTTTCACGCATGTATGGTTTTAGGAGAGACTGATGACATGTTTGATTTGGTTTCTTTGAATGGTCAGTATTTGACTAAAGTTCCTAAGAAAGGGAACTCTCACTGGCAAGTTGTTAAATAGTTTTACATTAGAGTATTCTAACTATGAAAGATCAGTACACCATTGACGACGGCGAATCCAAACAAGACAAATGGAATCGTGGTCTTGATATTTTTATTGAATCAGTGCATAAACCAGATCCTGCACTAAGGCAATGTGCCCATAATCAAAAGTGTTACCATGAGTTAATGGAAGTGAGAGATAATGTATTGAAATACTTAAATACACTTAGATGGCATTGAAATGAACTATAAACCATATAGTCCTGAGTGGCACAGATATAGGTATTTGAAGGAAGCGATTGATAAGTACCTGGATGATTATGTTGATAATCAGGATATCATGAATGATATTTTAGATATTATCTGTGATCGTTCAGAAATAGCATACAAAGAGTTTAGTAAACTCAATGAACTAGAAGCAAAATTGCGTAACTAAAATGCTTTCAACTCAATACAGACTAAAACTAGAGTTTATTTGCAAATGTATTGTAAATGGGGAAGAAGTAAAACTTGAAGATATTATTTGGGCAGAGAAACTTGCTAAAGCAAATACTACTGCAAGGGATTGGTTAAACAAAGCACGCAGAAAGGCAGCAAATCCTGATATGCAGGAGGGAAGTATGGATGATTTTATGAATAAAATGGGTTTAGGAGATCCTGACCCATCAAATCACCGCACTGGTTTCGGTAGTGCTGATGAAATAGTAGACTGGTTTAGGCAAGACAAACCAGATGATTGGCGCACTCGTGATTGATGGTGGGCAGCAACAGTAAGTCTTGGCGGAATTATGTTGCGTAAGACCCACCCATATGTTATGATAAATAATAATAGTCACGCCAAGACTTACAATGAAAGTATCACAACATCCACTGTATCATACTTGGAATGGTATGGTTCGTCGCTGTAAAGACCCCAAAAATATAAATTATCCAGATTATGGTGCTCGTGGAATAGAAATTTATGAAGAGTGGTCTGAAAGAGGGTTTCACGGCACCACACAAACTCCGCCAGGTTTTATAAAGTTTCTAAAATATATTGATGAAAATTTGGGTGAAAGACCAGAAGGATGCTCTATTGATAGAATAGACAACAACTCTGGATACATTCCTGGTAATATAAGATGGGCGGATAACTATACACAAAATATAAATCGTAGATGTCCGAATGGTTCTTTGAGAAATATAAGAAAAGTTCCGTCTGGTAAATATCAAGTTAATATGTGGTATAAAAAAACTAACTATTATGTTGGAACTTATAACACAGTAGATGAGGCAGTTATTGCCAGAGATAAGTATAGAAAAGAATTATAGGAGGCAACGTGACTAAAACTGTAGTTATCTATTCTAATGGTAGTCAAGAATGTGAACGTATAAAAATGCTTTTACAAAGTCTTGATGGAGAATTTCATGAATATCTTGTAGATTGTGATTTCAGTGAAAGACAGTTTCGGATGGAGTTTGGAGATGAAGCAACATATCCACAAGTTGCGATAGGTAACAAACACATCGGAAATATGAATGAAACTCTTAAATATATGAAACAAAACGGAATGATTTAATGAATACTTACAACTCAACACTTCTAATAATCTTTGGTGTTATTGGATACATAATGATAGTTGACAAAAATGTTGCAGACTATTTTATTCTTTTAACTAAGATTATTGGGTTAAATGCTGAGAGATTGTATTGGATGATACGGTTGCATCCTAAAAACTTTGTAACAACCTGGATCAGCAACCGAAAGTATGATAAGATTGCAAGGCAGATGCACAAGGAGTTCCAAGACCGCAGTGATCAGTGACAGCATTTACAAACTTGCTATTGAAGTTGCAAAATCATCACGCTCAAAAAAGAAAGTTGGTGCAGTTTTACTAAACAAAAGCAAAGTAGTTGTTTCTGGCACTAATCTAGAAAGAAAATCACATCCTCTACAGGCAAGATTTGCTGAACGTGCAGGACTCAAAGAAAAGATTTATCTTCATGCCGAGATTTCCGCACTTGTCAAATGTAGAGAAGAATGTGATACTATAGTAGTTGCACGAGTTAATCCTCAAAACAAACTTCGAATGGCACGTCCATGCCCAATCTGTGAACTGGCACTAAAAGAAGCAGGGATTACAAAAATCCATTACACTACAAACCAAGGTTTTCTTTACGAGTATCAATGTTTGACAAAACTGACCATGATGAGATGAAAGAGCGTCTTAGTGATGTTGTTTTTGAATATCTTTCCGATAAAGAATCACTGCCACTATTTCTATCAGACTTAAATGAAATAGTTAAAAGTAACTATGACTACTTCAAAACTTATGCAGATGGGTGTAAAGAAGTTTTAGATAAACTTCCTGTTTATCACAACGATCTTGTTGAGTACTCCAAGTATTATTATGATCGAGATCGTAATCGAAGCACCTCAATCAATAATGCTTCTAAAAAGGATTGGGATGACTTTTGGGAAGGTTTGTAATGGCAAATAACAAATGGAACATTGATGATGATGAGAGTCTATACGAGATCATCATGAACTTAGAAAAAAGAGTAAATGAGTTAGAAAAAGAAAATGTGGGAACCACAAACACACTTTACGAAATCTTGAACACTTTAGAAACAATCCAATGGCACTATCAAAATCAGTAGAAGAAAGTTTGAATGAAGCGGAGAGTAATCTTCGCAATGCTCTAGCATTTGCTGCTAGACAAGAAAGACCTCTTGTTTGTAATAACATCTCCAAACTTATTTTGGATATTGAACATATCAAGTCTTTTGATGAACTACTAGATACTATTGATCAATCTATTCAGATTGACAAATAAACTACAAACAAGTAAACTTACGGAGTAACCTAAAGAAGAAATGAAGTACCTCTACGTTGTCGATCATTTTGTTCCATTCCCATCCTCTGAATATGGTGGTATTTGGAATGTAGTCGCTTCAAATAATGAAGAATGTTTTGATTTGATTACAGATTTTGATGCAGATGATAATGTTGGGCATTATTCTGATCTACGACAAAACATTATGAAAGCAAGGGTATTTCCTCTTGCACAAGATATTGAATCATCAGTAATCGCTGAGTTTACAACATGAAGTTTTCATTAAAATCTGAAGTCTGTTACAAAGATTTGTATGGATTTGTAGATTTTATTGACAGTGAGTGTATAGTTATTCAACTACCAACACCACCAGGTAGAAATCCTCCAAGAGTTGTTGTTTATCACTGTGACTTTGATAAAGTCAAAGTTTTGAAAGATAGTGATAAATAATAAAAAAATACTATTACTAAAATGGCAAGATTAATGGCAAAACTAGGACTAGGTGTTTCCGTTGCGGATTTCAACAACGATGAACACGTTGAAGATAGGACACCAACAGTCACTGCTGTTGCAGATGATATCTCTGTGTCAGAACCTGAAGGTAAACTTAATCTAGGTATTTCTGTAGATACTGATCTTGATGAATGATTAAAAAACGAGTTCAACCAGAAACTCCAACAAAACCTTTCCATGAAACCTTTCCTTTTGGTCTAAGTTGGACCACAAAAGAAGGAAAGAAAGAACTTGAACACTTTGCTTATTTCCCATACGATGACTACAGATCAAGATACATGCAGCGATTCAAAAGTGAAGGAGGTAGAAAGTTCAAGCGATTCAAAACCAAACCAAGAGTATGAGTGGATTGATGATGCTTTCCGCGTAGAAGAAACACGTTTTATGTGGAAAAGTGTCCGTAAAGATAATGGTAAAGACTTTTTATTTGGTGTTACTAAAGAAGCGGTGATTCATATGTCACGCTGGCATCTTAAATGTGAACAAGAAGGAACTCTTGAACAACATACAAGAGTAGTTGGAGATGGTTTTGTTGGTGGAAAACTATAAATAACACTAAACTGTGTTTATATAAAAATGAAGTCTTACAAAGAGTTTGTTTCTGAAGCATTCAAAAGAACTGGCAAGAAAATATCCTTTGTAAGACTTCATCATGGGTCTGATGAAGACTCAGTAAAATCAATCAAAAAGAGTGGTCCTAGACCTTCACCTAAAGGTAGTGAGGGTCCAGGACATTATGTCACTCCAGATAAAAAGAAAGCATCAAAATATGCTGAGTTTACTTCTAAATCAAGAAAGAAGAAACCAGCAGTAGTATCATATAGAGTTTCAAAGAAAAGGATTACTAATACAGATAGTATTCCAAAAGGACTTACATCTCAAAAGAAAACTACAAGTGAGAAACCAGTTGTAAGAAATACACGAACTGGTCATGTTGCCATGGACGCTGACTATGCGAATAAGAAAATGATTCGTAAGACAGAACCTATTATTCGTAGAAAAAGGAGGTAAGTATTATGGCAGATCCAAAAACTGATATAAATGAATCTTTATGTTGTATTGCTTTAAGATATATTGATAAGTATCCAACAAATAGTGTGGATGATTTTGTTGACATGATAACTACTGAGGGTAAAAAACCAGAGGAGTGGAGTGATAATGGTGTTCTGGAAAATTTGGAAATAGGAAGAGGAAAATATAGAACACATTCAACATATAGATCTGCTTATGGTCAGAAAGATTCAAATAAAAATTTAAAATATGAAACTTGGATTAAAGGGTCATTTTATAGTGCTCAAGCAATAAGGAAAAAGTTAAATGTTGTTTTAAGTCAATACATCATATCAAGACCAGACGAAGAAGAAAATAATAAATCTTATATAATTAAAGAGAAATGTGCTTCTGCAATCAAAAATTGGTCAAATGTTTTTAGCAGGACTGATGTAGCAAAAGCACAAAAATGGTCTCCGGGAATTTTATCTAAGTTAAACTCTGATAAAATTAATATTGCAGATATTATGTTAATACATAAAAATCCTGAAGTTTATGATGAACTTGATGAAATTCAAGAAATAACAAATAAAGTAAAATGGAAGGATGTCTGTAATAATCCATCAATCATTAAAAATTTACTAACACCCAAAAAATATAATGAATACATGAATAGAGCATGGTTGATAAAAGATATATTCAACATTTCTTTAAAAAAAGTATTGTCTGAAAATTTTCCTGTAAAACTGATAAACTTAGACAGAAACTCTGCCAAAGAATATGATAGTGATATTGACGAATTTCAATTTTTGCTAACATCATTAGTTGGTGCTGCTAAATCTGGTTCTCTTTCTAATTTTGAAAACCTAATTAAAGAAACTATTGATTTAGAACCTGTTATTTTTTCTGCAAATGATAGATTGGAAGTTAAATATAAACTTAATATCAAAAATCTTAACTTGAATAAAGTAAAGTCATATGATTATACAATGTGGACTAATTTTGGTGGAGGTCAAAAATCTGTTTACTTTTCTCAAGCAGGCAGTAAATCTGCTTCTGGAGAAGGAGGAATAACACTTATTTACTTTTCAAATTTGGTTAAAGATATTCCAAAGTTAAGAACGTTCCTAACATATATGAAACTAAAAAGAAAAGAATATTTTAATGCAGCATGTCAAAAATATGGTTTAAATTTTAGTGATTCTAAAATGGGAGATTCTTCACTATCAAATGCCAAATATAATTCTATTCTTTATACATCAAATGATTTCAAAAAGTTAGTTCATGTTCTATTGACTGATGAACCAGTAACACAAAAAGATGTAATCACGCCTATAAAATATATCACCAAAAGTACTGGAGAGGTGATTATAAATGATGGTCAAAAATTAACCAAAATTGATTATAAGTCAATGTTAGTCTTGGAAGATTTTTTTAAATCATATGTTAATTTTTTATCAAACAATAGTAGTCAAATGGGAACATATTTTGGTTTGAGTGAAAAAACGAAAAAAAGTTTAATAACTCAAGGAAGAAAAATGTATCAAAAATTTGAACAAGTTTATAATAAAGAAGTTTTATCAAAGAAAAAGAAAAAATTAGATCAAAAAAAATATGAAACTTTGAAAAAAGACATTGGTAAAATTAAAGGCATTAGTGGAACAGAGACAACAAAACTAAAAAATGAAAGAATACTTAACGCAGTTTCTTTGACAGAGAGTGAAATTAAGTCAATAAAACAATTTTCTGTCTCAGAAGCAAGAAAATGGAAAAGCAAAGAATATAAAAGTTTTAAAGAATCATATAAAAAAGGATTTGCACTTCTTGCAAATGCGGAGTTTGGTTATATGTATTCTGAATACGCAGATAAAATTAACGAATTGGTGAAAAAACAAGTATTACTATCATTATATGCCGCAGCAAGTGGTAGAGGTTATATTATATTTGAAGGAAAAAAATTTGAAATGGATGATTATTTTGAAAAAGATGTAAAAGGTGCTCCTTATCTAAAAGTTGGTATGTGACACTACACAAAGTGTCCATTGTATATTGATTTTCCTAGAGAATATATTATACTGTCTTCATACTTAGAAAAAATCCATGTCCAAAGATTTTAAAATCAATCTTGATGAACGAGAAATCAACACTATCTTGTATGCTTTAAGTTGTCTTTCCGATACTACACAAGAATGGACTGCATACAACGATAAGTATGAATATTCCGTATATTTGAAAGAAAAACTTGAAGAGATTATTGTAGAATAGACAATCAAAAAACTGACGCCAGTTTTTTGATATGATTCCATTGTTGACGAATGTCAAGGAGTTCAAATCAAATAACAACAAATCAAAATAGGACCTTGCCTAGCGGTCCTTTGGGTGCTATAATTCATTCATACGCAACAGAGACTACCTTGACCATCTCCCTTCGTCCTCACCAGCAACGTGCTTGCGATGCTATGCTGGCATTTGACAAGGGTCAAATCATTGTTCCTACTGGTGGAGGCAAGACTCTTGCCATTATTACTGATGTCAAAAATATCTTTGATTCCAACGATGGTGCTAAAACTATTGTTGTAGTTGTTGCTCCACGTATTCTACTTGCAGAGCAACTTTGTTCTGAGTTCCTTGAGCATATTGATAATGTTGCTGTGATGCACGTTCACAGCGGTGATACTAAGCATTTTAGTAGCACCAAACCAAATGCTATTCACAATTGGTCATATCGAGCATACAGTAAGCAACTAATCTTTACCACATATCATTCCCTGCATCGTATTAAAGAAGCAGGTCTAAATGTTCACACCATTCACTTTGATGAAAGTCACAACTCAGTCCAGAAAAGTTTCTTTCCTGCCACAGAGTATTTCTCTGCTAATGCTAACCGCTGCTATTTCCACACTGCTACTCCCGTTCATTCTGCGGTTGCTAACAAACCTGGAATGAACGATGGTGAAGTTTATGGGGATGTAATCTACAAGGTTCCTGCACCTGAACTTGTTAATGGTGGTTTTATTGTTCCTCCACTCGTCAGTGTGAAGCAACTTGACATTGCTTCCTCTAACGTGTTTGAGAGAGATTGTAAGCACCTTCTAGAGACCATTGAGAGTGAATCTATTCACAAGGGTCTTATTTGTGCAAAGTCTACAAAAATAATCGTTGGTCTTGTTTCTAACACTAGTTTTGTGGAGGAAATGAAAGAGCGTGATTATTCTGTACTTTACATCACATCTAAGACTGGTGCTGTCATTGATGGCAAGAAAGTGAAGCGTGATGTATTCTTCAAGACTCTAAATGCTTGGGGTAAGGACAACGACAAAAAGTTTGTTGTCCTTCACCATAGCATCATTTCTGAAGGTATCAATGTCAGTGGACTAGAAGCAGTTATTTTCATGCGTTCTATGAACTACATTGGTATTCTTCAAAGTGTGGGACGCACATTGCGTCTACATCTTGAAGATGCTCAAGGTATGCGAGATGGTACTATTCCTGCTGGACAGTACCATCTTTATCGCAAACCTTTTGGTAAAGTTGTGATTCCTGCCCATGATAAGGTTGGCATCACAACTGCCAAAAAGATCCAAAACGCACTTGACATTGTATTCCAGCAAGGTGAAGTGTGCGAAACCATTATCAAACGATGATCATGTTTAAGTATTCACCAATCATTAACATATGTCAAAGGGATTTACTATAGGAAAATGGGAATATGATACATTATATGCTGCTGTTCCTTTAGCGGGAAGCACATCTAAACTTGTAATAATACATCAAGGTCAACAAATAAAGGTGTGTAGAAATGAACAATCTGCACGAAACTTTATTGAAAAGCATAGAAAATCAAAATCAAAGGGTGTTCTGCCAGTTGATTAACTGTTCACTCATCACCCTGCTGTCGCGGTAGTGTGATATTATTAAAAGGTCAAAGCACACAACACAAACACATGGCAAAAGTCGTCTACAACAACTGTATTGGTGGTTTTGCACTATCAAACGATGCACTTTATCGCATGGTGCAACTTGGTTCTCCTTACATCAAACCAAATCCTGAGTTTGAAGCAACCAATGAGTATGGTGATGGAACTACCACCAAATGGTGGGAGGCAAAGTATATTTACGACTGGGATCTTCCTCGTCACGATGAGATTCTAGTGCAAGTAGTTGCTGAACTGGGTGATCGTGCCAACGGTCCAGGCGCATCACTTAAACTTGCTGATGTAGTCTCCCAGTATATTATTATGGACACTCGGGGTATGGAGCAAGTTATCCAACCTCAAGAGATCCAATGGCAAACCGCAACCAATCGTCTTTGATTATGACCTACACATTTAACGGTGGTATTCAAACAGGCACAGTTGCAACTGATGCCCGTGCTCGCAAACTTGACGAGCAATGTAAGCATGTGAAGAAAACTATTCTTCCTATTATTTCTGCGATCTATCCTGAAGTAACTATGCAGATCAGACTTACTAAAGCACAGATTCCTGGCAGTAAAGGTGCTTGCGAACCCGATGGTGGTTTGTGGTTCTACAAAGGCAAACTGATTTCAGTGTTTGAAGGTAAGAAACAGCAGGATCGAGGTAATGCTATCGAACGCTGGTTCAAAAACAACTATATTTGCCGAAAGATCAATTCTGAGGTGAGTTATGTCACTTTCTGTACTGGTGAAGGTGCATATGATGATGGTACGATTGGCAAAACCCTGCATGTTGCTCATCTTGCAGGAGTGAATCAGTATAATCCTGGAGATAACTCTGTATTTTACAATACAGACTGCTTTACACGAGAGTTTATTTCTGATACAATGCTAGAAGTGCTCTCAGAGCGTATTCAATCGGTAGATCTATCTCAATGAAACCTTTATTCATCTGGGCAGGTGGTAAAACAAAGGTGCTAAAACATTATGCACCTTTTATGCCATCTGCCCCTTTTTCTACATATTATGAACCATTCTTTGGTGGTGGTGCAATGTTTGTCCATGTGATGAACACATATAAACCAAAGAATGTTGTCATCAATGACATCAACGATGATGTGATGAACATCTATCGTTCGATTCGTAATGAATATGATGAGTTTATTGATAGAGTCGATAGTTTAGAATCTCAATATCTGCCATTGAGCAAAGAAGATCGCAAGAAGTTTTATTTTGATATTAGACATCTTCATGCATGGAACTATCAAGAATGGAGCAAACCATTTGAAGCAGCAACACTATATTTTTTGATGAAGACTGGATTCAATGGTATCTATCAACTGAACAAGAATACTAATGGAAGGTATGGAACACCTGCTGGATTGCTGAACCAGAAGGATAAGATCTATGATCGCTCTGTGATGCTATGGTGGAAACAAGCACTGCAAAGTGTAGATATTCGCTCTGGTGATTGGAAAGATGCCGTAACTGATGATCCTGATGGTTTCTTCTTCTTTGATCCACCATATCGTGATAGTTTTGCAGATTATGGCAATGGATTTGATGAGCAGGCACTGCTAGACCTTATCGACTTTGCCGATGCACAAAATACAGTTTTTGTTGCTAACCGTGCAGATGATAACTGGTTTGATGATAAATCAAAGTCATTAAATGTTCATTACTTTAACATCACATACACTGCTGGTCGTAGGAAGAAAACAGCAACAGGATATGCTGCAAAGCAAGCGCGTGAAATCCTACTTTACAAACCTTGACAGACTCATCCGTCCATACTAATCTACCTATGTTGTCCACACTACATTATGTTTGACATCAAACAAATCAATCTTGAAGAGTTTTTCGGTTGTGTAGATGCAACTAACACAACGCAGATGAAGTCTAATACCTTCAAGACCTTTCGTACATGGTTGCAAGAGAAATCATTTGCCAAATGGAGTAATAATCAACTGAAATATGTTGGTGACTATACTGATGGCACAGATTTTACATCAGATGATGGTACTCGATATGAAATGAAAGGTGCTCTCGGTATGTTCAACAAGAATGGATCTACCAAGAGCATTGTTCTTAAGAACTTTCAATCTGATAATAAAGTAATCGAAAAGACTTTTGATTACATGCTACTGGTTGATACTAAGAACATGTCTATTGCATCAGTTGATTGGGAAACTGTAGAGAAGCGTATCTACTACACTCCCAAATCACCAACAGCAAAAGTAAAGTTTATTCCTGGTGATTTTACTATTCTAGCAACAGATATTAAACCCGCAAGTAAATCTATCAGTGCAGGTGAGATTCTAGATAAGGTTGAGGTGATTCTGTAATGGCAACTTGGGAAGGTGAAGCATGGTTAGGATCTGCATCTGGAAGACAAAAAGTTAGAGTTCAGTCTAACACTTTCCATGGTGCAAAAGAGCAAATCGAGCAAATCTATGGATCTACAGATGTTTGGAATCTGAGAGAAGTTCGATCATCCTCAAGTTCTAGTTCTTCTGAAGGTGTTTTTTCACTGTTAGTTGTATTATTTGTCATTGGTTTGATTGTTCAATTTTGGCATATTGCTATGTGGATAATCTTAGGTCTGCTTATTCTTGGGGTTGTTGGTTATATCTTTGGAGATGATGAATAATACTCTGTGACAGTCCTAGAAGCGTCCACAAGGCGCTTCCAACCCACCTTCCTGCCTTATACTATAAGAGTCAACAACACACCTCTGAGCATGTCTGACGCTTACCTGGATGAAGTTCAAGTCGAAGAACTGATGGTCGAGGAAATGATATATGATGATTACGCTCCCACAGAGGAAGATTGGGAGTCTAATCCTTTCTTCGACGATGATGCCGATCTCGAAGCATTCTCTCTTGAATGTGCATTTGGTCCTGAAGAGTATTGATTATGCTTTCAGCATTAAACAAACCACGCTCACCATCATTTTATCACGGACTAATGTTTAAGATCGCAATCACTGTCGGTCTTTTATATTTTTTTTGGGAACCACTGCGTCCCGTTCGCCATGTGACAGCAGACGCACTGTCCTTCACTGCCGAACAGATCCGCCGATAGGGTCTAAACTTACTTCAGTTCACACAACCACACCGAACAATGACCAAGCAACAGTCCCTCCAGTCTGCTCGCAACGTGATCACTGACAAGCAGGATGCTAACCGCGAAGAACTGAAACGTGCTGCACTTGCAGCAGGTCGTGGTGCTCAAGCAGTCAGCAAAGCAAGCACTCTGCGCCTTGCTTTCTGGATTTCTTTTGGTGCTTCTGCTATCTGAGTAGGGCATTTGCCCTCTAGTTTCATTCACTTTATTCTTGCAAATCATGGGAACTCGCTCACGAATCGGTATCGAACTCTCTGACCAATCCATTCTTTCTGTCTATCATCACTGGAATGGTTATCCTGAATGGTTGGGTCGTATTCTAGAGACACACTACAACACCAGAGAACTGGTGGAAGAGTTGATTGATGGTGGTGATATGTCTATCTGTTGGACTGATAAAGTGTGGGGACAACCTCGCACTGATGGACAGAAGTATGGTCCTGAGACTTATGCTGCCCGTGGTGAACATTGCCCTCCTCGTTTGGATAAAGATATGGAAGAGTTCTTCTCTATGGGTGAAGAATACTCTTACATCTTCCGTGATGGTAACTGGTTTGCCTATGATATGCACCAGTTTGATGACACTTTAGCACCAGAACCTGTTGAAATCCCTAGTGGAGCGTTGATGGTATGATTATCACCAAAGATCAACTGCAAGTAAAGCGTAGTGAGTGGGAGTGCTATATTGACACTCCCGATTCTGTCATTGAAAGTATCAACAATGAATTTCTTGAGATTCTGAACACGACAAACAGTCCAGTGCTTGCTCAGAAGCGGATTTATCGGTTTTTATATAATAATCATCGAAAGTGGGGATTTAGTGATTCTGAATGTAACGAAACTGCCACAAATGTGATCAATCAATACTATAATAGTAATATAAATCGTTGGGCATCTTTAATCCTATGATTGACCGTACATTTTTAGACAACATGACCCACGATCAGAAAGAATGTCTAGCAGAAGACTGTGAAGACTATCTTGTTCATCGTCACATTCCTCTGCATTCTCACTCTTACGATAACATTATCATGCAGGCGATTAAGGAAGGTTATCAACTATCAAAAAATAATAGGACACTTCCCAAACCGCCCACTATTCATCCATATTTCCCCTGATTTCTGCAATACTATAGGAGTCGTCGGGATTTCACCCCATGCTCACTGTTAATCTCACTGAAGATCAACTCTCGCTCCTGGAAGAACTTGTGGGTGAGAAGTTTAATGAAGTCGCACAAGCATGGTTGCCTGCTGAAGAAACAAAGGACATGAACAAACTTTGTTATGATACTATTTTGAACCTCCGTTGTGTTCGTATGTCCAAAGAGTATGATGAAAACAAGTGTCTTAAGGGTGGACTTTTTTCTAAGAAAGAGTATCTGGTGGATGTGGGTCTTGTGACGGATGAAGAACTTGCACAGCAGGGCATCTGCTGATCGCATTTCTACCCTATACTGATTACATCAACACAGGAGACATCTCCAATGATCACCGAAACCTTCTCCGAATACGTTGCTCAGCAAGATGCTCGTAACACTATTCAACTGAATGTCACCAAGCATTGTCTGATGCTGTGTGATGCTCTGCGCCAGAACTACATTGATTACAGCATCAAATCTCATCAACGTAATGTAGAGCGTGGTGATAGCGTTGATTATCACAATGCCTGCATTACCGACCTGAAGAATGGTGAGTGTGATTACGAGTTCACTGTTGAGAGTGGACGTAAGTATCACAAAATCATGATGAGTGCCAATGGTTCTCGATCTGTTCATGCCTTCGTTGATAAGAAGACTGGTGAAGTGTATAAACCTGCCAGCATTAAGTCTCCTGCCAAAGGTATTCGTTTCGATCTGCGATTGATTAAAGATCGTGAGTGGTTGCTGGAGAATGCTGACTGGGCAGGTTCTTATCTCTACATTCGATGATATACTTTCTCATCATAAGTGCTGGCGTTGCGTGGGCAATGCTAGCACTATTCTCTCCATGGTTTAATCATCTTGATAAGAAAAAATGACTGAAATGGATCTGAAAATCAGTGACCTCGCAGAAGAGTTTGAGGTCACTTGTGATTATATCATTGATGAGTTTATCATTGATGATAAGTTGCAACCTTGCACAATGTTTTTCGTCATTATTGACGACAATCCAATAATCATTAATTTTAACTAATACTAACCAACCCTTCACTATCTAACAACATCATGGCAAATCAGTTCTACACACTCAAAGCACTGCAATCACAGGTGCAAAGTCTCATCGAAGAGCAAGGTGAAGATGCACCTTGTGCGGGTTGGATTTACACTAGCGAAGATGTTGTAAAGTATGATGATAATGGAGATGAAGTACAACAACCCAAAGAAGTTTGTGAGAATGTGTTAATCAACTTGCAAGACTACGATTTCATCTATCAGGCAATTGTGGATGCTATTGATACAGAACTCGGTGAGGTTAAGTAACACTAACTGTGGTGTCACTAAATGATACTCAGGTCAGATGCCTCCCAATCGGTAAAGTGTCACAAGGTTTCGGCACGAACCTCAAAATCGTGTATTATTAAAGAGTCAAAGAAACGAGTTCGATTTTGGTTTACACAGTTCACTGCCCTGAGTTTAATGAAACTGAGAATTGTGCTTCTCAGGAACATGCTATCGATGTGGCATATTCAATGTACGAAGAATTTAATTCTATTGTCTGGGTTGAAGATTACCTAGGTCATACAGTGATAGAATTAGGTGATCATATGGGAACTTACTCACCTAAGTAACATTATTTCAAAGTGTTACAGGTCGGGCAATCTTCCACGGTTGCCCGTTCCTATCCTGTAGAATAACAAAGTCAAACCAGCACACCTGAACCGATGACTGACTCTACGATGATCCTTGAACCATTGGCGAGTGACCTTTACCCCATTCCGGATGCTGCCGGAACCGTATCCTGGCAGCAAGCATTAATGTTTGCATTCTATTACGGTAATCAGTGTTCGGAAATTGTCGTTTCTTTCACTAAAGAATACGATGTTAATAGGTTCGAAAGAATCGATTTGGGAGAATTAAATGTCTGGATTAATAACATCGAGGAAGAAATGATTGAACAGTTAATGTTACCCCAAAGACGGGGTATTATGCCTGCCCTGAGCGGGTGGATTTATTAAGTTACACATAGATTGATTGGGCATTGATTTTATCATGTAAGTCCCACACATTGACCATTAAACCATTGCATTTTTGATTATGTTTTCTCGTGAAGTAATGCTGGGCATGATTCGTCAGTGCAAGACTGGTGATCAAATGTTGGAAACGATTGATTCTATTCTGAATGCTGAATCGAGTCAAGAAGATGACAACTATGATCCTCTAGAAGATTTCAACTACGTTGGTGCTCGTTGCCATTATTGATCCGATGAGAATCGCACTTTTAGTATTGTTTACAGTGATAGGTGCTAATCTCATCAATCACACTGTAGAAACGGCGACTCGATTACAGATTCAACAGGTACAGCGATTGCATCACCAAATATGATGCAAACTAGTTTCAAAAGTACAATCAAGTGAACAATCCAATGTCTGAAACTGTGATGAACATCAACGAGCAGATTAGCACTGCATTTGCTAATCTTTCTGAACTAAGTGGGATGCACTATGATTATTGGATCTCACGATTGTATGATGTAGATGGAGACATGGTTGAAGATGAGTGGTCCAATGTAACACTAACTGAAATGCAGTTAGATGTTGATGAACTGAGTAAAGATCTCATGGAAACAGTTACAAACTAAGGTATAGGTGGACGGTTGAGAAATCGTCCACTTTTGCTTGATCTGGGCAGCGATCTATGGGATTCTATAGGAGTCAAAGGGAACACCCCAATGCACATCTTCACCAACGCCTCAAAGATCGGAACCCTGATTCCTCGCACTGGTTTATCCTATTGCGAGGATGATAACACTTACACAGAATATACTTTTGAGGTTAATGCTTGGGCATGTTCTCTCGATGATCGTCCTTTTTGGACATACCCCAAGAAAGAATCTCAGGTTGATTTGTTCACTGAAATGTTTGGAGAATCATGACAGCATTTGTAACACCTAAGAGCAAGAAAGCACGCAACCGATTCTGTAACTTAATGAGACAAGAATCGGAGTGTGTGATTGAACAAAACAAAGGTGATCGTGTGTTTTTACGTTCACTCAATGGCAAGAACTTTTTCTGGGTTAATCTACATCATGATAAGGATTGGAACCTGGAAATGTAACGATGTGCCAGTTGGACAACCTACACACAAAATAGGCACAGCACCCCGATCTCCTGTAATTTAGAAGAGTCAAAGGAACGCAACTCATGGCAACTCCAATCTTTAACCTCTCTCCTGAAATGCAAGCAACCTGGGATGACATCATGGGGCAAATGTGCGTCTTCGTCGATGATACAAATGCCGATGTCGATATGGCATACGATTGGGTATGTGAAATGCTGGAAATCGATTCCTTCATTGATAACAAGGAAGCATGGGATTCTTTCTACGATGTCTGGACATCATGTGACAATCGCAATGAACTGAACATTCTCTGAATCATCAAACGTTCAACCTAATCTAACATCAAAACCATGAATCGCTACTGCATCGAACTTGATCGAATCGAACCCAATGGTGATGTTCATACCATTGTTGAGTATCGTCAACTGAAAGCAACAAAATCTAATCGTGGTCGTGATCGTCAAATGAACAATCTAGTTAATCAAATCATTGAGGAACTAAAGTATTATCAAGTTCCCCATAAGCGTTTCACTGTGCGCCACGTTTGACCTCATGACTTTTCCTTACATTAACATCGACAATAGCACTCTTGGCAATCACACTTCTACCTTTTTCAAGGTAAGTGCTGATGCTCAAGAATCATGGATTAACGGTATCTTCCATAACTCAAGGTATGGAATCTTCTGTCTTGCTGATGGTAAACTAGAGTTAATCTCCAAAGGATTAAATACTGCTAAGTTTCGCAAGTGTAAATGTAGTGACCAAGAGACTGCATTCAATAAGATTAAACAATGGATGGAAAAGTTTTGATCTAAAATAACACTTAAGAGAGGATAAAACCTCTCTTTTTTTATATTAAATGTATTAAAAAATATAGTTAAGTGTTTTATCTTTTCCACAATAGGTGTGGAAAACCCTGTGTATTGTGTGGAAAACTTATGATTTATTGTCTCATTTAATGTACTCATAAGATGGTGAAATAACTGATTTAATGTACTCATAAGATGGTGAAATAACTGATTTAATGTACTCAGGTCTCATTAAATGCTTCATTAAATGTACTTAAGATCTCATTAAATGCCTCATTAAATGTACTCAGGTCTTGTTAAATGTACTTAAGATCTCATTAAATATCTCATTAAATGTACTCAGGTCTTGTTAAATGCCTCATTAAATGTACTCAGGTCTTGTTAAATGTACTCAGGTCTTGTTAAATGT